AAGGAGCCACTGGTGCTACAGGTGCTACAGGATCTCAAGGTATTCAAGGAGTAACAGGAGCCACTGGTGCTACAGGTGCTACAGGTGCTACAGGATCTCAAGGCATCCAAGGTTCAACAGGTGCTACAGGATCTCAAGGTATTCAAGGAGTAACAGGAGCCACTGGTCTGGTAGGTGCAACAGGACCTGTTTCTTCTGTTAATTCATTAACTGGCTCTATTCAGATACTTGCAGGAAGCAATATAAGCATAACAAGTAGCGTATCTGGTATAACTATTTCTTCTTTGGGTGGAGCGGGTTCTGTTGGACCGACTGGTCCAACAGGTGCTACAGGATCTCAAGGCGTTCAAGGTATCACTGGTGCTACAGGTGCTACAGGATCTCAAGGTATCCAAGGAGTAACAGGTGCTACAGGAGCCACTGGTGCTACAGGTGCTACAGGATCTCAAGGTATTCAAGGAGTAACAGGAGCCACTGGTGCTACAGGTGCTACAGGTGCTACAGGATCTCAAGGTATTCAAGGAGTAACAGGAGCCACAGGAGCCACTGGTGCTACAGGATCTCAAGGAGTACAAGGTATCACTGGTGCTACAGGAGCCACTGGTGCTACAGGTGCTACAGGATCTCAAGGTATTCAAGGAGTAACAGGAGACACTGGTGCTACAGGATCTCAAGGTATTCAAGGAGTAACAGGAGCCACTGGTGCTACAGGATCTCAAGGTATTCAAGGTTCAACAGGTGCTACAGGAGCCACTGGTGCTACAGGTGCTACAGGATCTCAAGGTATTCAAGGAGTAACAGGAGCCACTGGTGCTACAGGTGCTACAGGATCTCAAGGTATTCAAGGAGTAACAGGAGCCACAGGAGCCACTGGTGCTACAGGATCTCAAGGTATTCAAGGAGTAACAGGAGCCACAGGTGCTACAGGATCTCAAGGTATTCAAGGAGTAACAGGAGACACTGGTGCTACAGGATCTCAAGGTATTCAAGGAGTAACAGGAGCCACTGGAGTCACGGGTCCTGTTGGAGACTATGTTATTTCTATAAACGGACAGACAGGCGCAGTGAGTATTTCTAATCTGTTGACACCAACACAAACAATCGGAATATTCAATGCGTTGGATTCGCAGCCCCCTTCAACCAATTATGCAACAATTGACACAAGAAATTCTGTTCCAGTGTTGGATTTTGATGCAACGGTCGCAGAATCAACTGTATTCTCTGGAATAGTTCCCAGCAACTTCGGAATTACTGCTAGTCTGTGGCTGTACTTGCATTTCTCTGCAACAACTGCAACTGGCTCTACGGTTGCATGGCTTGCTCAAATGGAAAGAATGTCAGGAGTAAGCGGATTCTCTTCAGACGCATTTACTACAGGAACAACATTCAATGGTGTGCTTGGAAATACACTTGGATTTGTTGCAGTAGTAGGAACAACCATAGGAGTTCCATCGGGACTGACCCAAGGTGATGCATATAGACTAAAGATAACAAGAAATGCAGCAGATGCGGTGAATGATACAGCAATAGGAGACGCAGAACTCATAGCAACAGAATTGAGGAACGCCTGATGTCCTACTATTTTAGTGGTCCTTGGGGAGATCAATCAACAGGTGTTGCAGGAACAACAGCAAATCCTATAAGGTCTAGAATATCTGTTAAACAAAAGGACAGAGTTCAAGGCTATGAGGGTACTATTGATACACTAGCAATAAATAGAATATCTGCGACAGGGGGAATAGGAGTTGTTACTGGTGCACCACTAACAATGTCTTGTTGGGTAATGCCAGACGGCTTTATTTCTACTTCATTTGGTTCTGTTATTACCGTGAATTTTGAGCCAAATAGTGCTCCAAGTACTACTACAGCACAATATTTCTTTTATGAATTGGGATTTGTTGGGGATAATAGAACTCCACCAGGTGCGATTGTTTTTAGACCAAGAGTTCGCTTCAGAAGAGTCAATGCCCAAAACACAACAAGCACTATTGCTGGTGTGTCTGCATGGTATGGTCCAACTGGTGGAGGATCACTACAGAAGGGTCAGTGGGTTCATCTTGTTGGGCTTGTTGGTATCACCACAGGAAATCAAAGAACTCTACAGTTGTATGTTAATGGAGTGCTCAGCAACACTACGGTCACAGTTTCTGTCGCAAATACTCCAGAATTGGCTGGAAACACATTCAATCGAACAACTATAGGTGGGCTAAAGGTTTCTTCTTCTTCTGCTGGGGGAATGGCAGGATGCGAAAACAATTTCAAGGGATATATTGCCGAGGTTGCTCTTTGGGGTGCAACGCTATCGGCTGAAGAGATACAGTCTCTCTACTCCGGTGTTCCAGCAGACAGAATAAGGCCGCAGAATTTGGCATTTTACGCTCCGCTTATTCGTGATCTAAATACTGTTGTTGGAGACTACACACTCTCTCCAGAGAGTGGAACAACATTCACATCATTACCTGTAAGCGGATTGACATTCGTTTCTCCTCTATACTCTGGTCATCCGCAAACAGGAATAACAGAAACACATCCAAGGAGATACGGATGAGCAAGTATGCACTAGTTGTAGGAGGTTCAATACAAAACATAATTGACCTTGACGACGCTTGGTATGAGTCTGCTGTTGCTAGTGGGAATCCTAAAGCACAGTACTACTATCCTGTTGTTGATGGTTCTTTGCCCAATTATGACCCTTCTTTGGAAATATTAGAAGAGAGCCTTACTCTACGAGGAAACACTGTTGTTCGGTCTTGGAATAAGAGACAAAAAACAGCAGAGGAACTCCTACCAGAACCAAAGGCATATACCTCTTATGAATTTTTTCTTCGTTTCACTCCTCAAGAGAGATCGGCATTTCGAAATGCTGCTAAGACAGATGATACGGTGGCTGATTTTATGCAATTGGCACAAGCAGCACAAGAGATTTGGACAAATGACGAGACAACAATCGCTGGTATGAATTACCTTGTCTCTCAAGGACTATTGACATCAGAGAGAAAGTATGAGATAATGTCGTGATCTAATTTAGAAAGGATATATTATGAATCTTCGTGTTTTTAAATTGAGTAGCCTCACGCCAGAAATAGGATATGGAACGCAGAGTTCTGCTTGTTTTGATCTATCTGCCTGTCTAGCAGATCGACCCTCTATAAAGGGATTCTATGGAAACAATGAACCTGTTATCTTTATTTGCGTTAATGATGATAGTGGAATTTGGATAAAAATCCCTTCAAAGGCAAGAGTGCTTGTTCCAACAGGAATGATCTTGGATATACCCGAAAATCATTGTGTAAAGGTATATCCCCGTTCAGGGCTTTCGGTAAAGCAAGGATTGGGTCTTTGTAACAGTGTAGGTGTTGTTGATTCTGATTATGTCGAAGAATTGTTTATTCCTGTTATAAACCATTCCGAAAAAGAATTGATAATAAAGCATGGAGACAGAATAGCGCAAGCAGAATTAGTTTTGAGCAACCAATGCTCTATTGGCTACATAGACGAAAGACCAAAGACAAAGACAGATCGTGTTGGAGGATTTGGTTCTACAGGAACAGACAGTTTAAAGTCAACCATTTGAGGATTTTACTATGAACAGACAAGAATTGTTTCAACACCATCAGCAATTGTGCACTTCTGCTCTTGAACTAATGAAGAAAAAGAATCACGATTACGCTGGCAACAGCGGAGAAACACCATTCGCTAATTTTGAAAGATGCGAAGCAATGGGAATTTGCTCTACAGAAGCAGGATTTCTTGTTCGATTAACAGACAAGTTGTCTCGTCTTTCTACATTTAGTTCTGCTGGAAAACTAACTGTAGACAATGAGAGTTATGAAGACGCAATAATCGACATTATAAATTACTGTGTATTGTTTTCTGCCTTTACTAAAGGAAAGTCTGAAAAGAAGTGAGTTGCTGTGGGAGACAATCTCCTTGTTGTCAGGCTCAAGTGTTAAAGAACCATTCTTTTTCAGAAAAGGCACTACTAACAGTTGGTATGCCTTGCTATGATGATTTTGATGGTGTCTTTTTCAGTACACAAGCACTCTTGATGTATCACAAAGATGCAATGCCATATGTCAAAATTATGGTATTGGACAACAACCCTGATAGCAGACAGGGTAAAGAAACAGAAGAATACTGTAAGCAACTAGGAATAACTTATCTTCCTTTTAACCAATACCAAGCAACAACTGTCAAGGGGTTGATTTTTGAAAGTGCAGAGACTCCATTTATTCTCTGTATGGATTCTCATGTTTTTATTGAACCTGGCGCACTAACAAAACTATTGATGTACTATCAGTGCAACGAGAACACAGAAGACCTCTTGCATGGACCTCTTCTATCAGAAGAACCAAACAGGGCAACAGTTTGGACTCATATGGAGCCAAGGTGGAGAAATCAAATGTATGGAATATGGGCAGCAGATGAGAGAGGACAGAATCCATCTGATAAACCATTTGAAATTCCAATGCAAGGCATGGGTTTGTTTTCATGTAGACGAGAGGCATGGGTAGGATTCAATAAAAACTTCCGTGGCTTTGGTGGAGAAGAGTGGTACATACATGAGAAATTTAGGAAGAAAGGAGCAAAGGTGATGTGTTTGCCTTTTCTTCGATGGTCACATCGGTTCCGAAGACCCCGTGGTGTTCCTTATCGTCTATTCTATGAAGATAAAATTAAAAATTACTACATTGGTTTTCTAGAGTTAGGATTAGATGTATCCCCAATCACAAATCATTTTAAGCATGAGCATGGATTTTCTGATGAGGATCTAGACCACCTGTTGTTTGAGGCAAAATGCCTACAGACTTCTTGACTTGTAGAACAGAAAGAGTTATACTTTGGCTATGAAAGACACACGATACCAAATCATTCAGGGTGATTGCATCAAGTCTCTAAAGACGCTGCCTGAAAACAGCGTTCATACCTGTGTTACTTCTCCTCCGTACTTTGGACTCCGAAATTACAATGGAGGAGAAGATGAAATCGGTCAAGAGGAGACTGTAGAAGACTATGTAGAGAAGATGGTCGAGGTTTTCCGTGAGGTACGCCGTGTCCTGCGTCCTGATGGAACTCTATGGCTCAATCTTGGCGATTCTTACATGGCACAGAAGAATGTTGCTCCTCCTCCACAGACAATCGGTGGGCAGCGTGGGATGCCTAGTGATTTTATTCCAAGCAATCGTAGGGATCAGAAGGGATTGAAGCACAAGGATCTTATTGGAATTCCTTGGCGTGTGGCTCTTGCTCTGCAAGCAGACGGGTGGTGGCTGCGTCAAGACATCATCTGGTCAAAGCCCAATCCGATGCCTGAATCTGTGCAAGACCGTTGTACCCGTGCACATGAGTACATCTTTATGTTCTCAAAGAAGCCCCATTACTATTACGACCACGATGCAATCAAGGAACCAGCCCAGAATTGGGGAACCCGTGATCGCTCGGAGATGCGTGAAGGGACAACTGATCCAAAGTTGAAGCATCATGGTTTGAAGGGCAAGGAATGGGAAGAGAATCCCATGAAGAACAAACGGTCTGTTTGGACTGTCAATACCAAAGGATACAAGGGTGCACACTTTGCTGTGTATCCAGAAGATCTCGTTCGTCCTTGCATTCGTGCAGGAACAAGCGAAGGAGGCTGCTGCTCACATTGCGGTTCTCCTTTTGAAAGACAGACAAGCAATCCTACAGAAGCACTAAAGCCTACTGAAGCAATTGAACGAAAGGGAATCATGTTGACTCCCGAAGATTCTGCTCTGGTGCAATGGCTTGAGGAGAATGGCGGTGACTACCGTATTTCAGTTGAAGGGGAGAAACACGCAGAGAATTGGGAAGAAGTTCCTATTTCCAACGGTCGCAGAGGAGAACTAAAGCGAAAGGGTTATACGCTTTTGCATTGGGGTGTGAATCCTGTTCAAGAGGGATGGCAATCTAGTTGCACTTGTTCTTTGAAGAAAGAAGGAATCAAGTCTGTTCCTTGTACTGTTCTTGATCCATTCAATGGATCTGCAACTACTGGTGTTGTTGCCTTGAAAGAAGGAAGGCACTATATTGGTTTGGAGTTGAATCCCGACTATATCAAATTATCTGAAGAAAGAATCGCAGAAAATATTCCAATGAGTCTACAGGAGATCATGCAATGAAAAAGAAGTCTGAATTTCAACCCTTGGGTAGGTGGATCGCAGTTACTACAGATAAAGCAAAGAAAGAGAAGACTACTGATGCTGGTATTATCTACTCTGAAAGGGATAGCACAGGACAATATGTTAAGAGTGTGATAAAGATGGTTGGTCCTGGTGTAGAAGAGAGACTGAATGTAGGAGATGTGGTATACTGGGACTCAAAGAAGTTCACAGGGAACGAAGTAGACGGTATGCATATTATCCATGAGTCATGGATTGCCGTTGTTGTAGAAGAGTGAAAGGAATAGAGTGGATCAATATACAAGCATAGGGATTCGTGGAAATCGAATCCTGTTTCGTGGTTACAAGAGCGTTGGTGGTCGAAAGCAAAGGGTTCATTATGCGAATCCAGACTTTCGACCAACCATCTTTTTGAAGGCAAACAAGCCGAGCGAGTGGAAAACACTTGACGGTATTCCTGTTGAGCCTATGCAACCAGGCACAATCTTGGATTGCAGAGCATTCATCGACCAATACAAAGATGTTGGTGGATTGAGTGTGTATGGAAATACTGATTATATTGCTCAATTCATTGCAGAGAACTATCAGGAGATTGAGTATGATTTCTCTGATTTGAAGGTCTGTTATTTGGATATTGAAACAGAATGCGAGAACGGCTTTCCCGATCCAAACAGGGCAGAAGAGCGAGTCATAGTCATAACTCTTGGCTGTGGTGGGATTTACCACTCTCTTGTCTTGGGTAAGGCTGTTTCACCACAGCCAAATGCCAAAGTGTATGAATATGACAATGAAGAGGAATTGCTACAGGCTTTCATTGAGTTGTGGAGAGCCGAAGATTATGATATTGTGACGGGATGGAACACTCAACTCTTCGACATTCCCTATCTTGTAAACAGAATAGGAAGACTTATTGGAGAAGACGGTGTGAAGCGTCTGTCTCCGTGGAATGATGTAAAGACCCGTAATGTTTCCATGAAGGGAAAGATGTACGAAGTCTTTGATATTGTGGGAATCTCTTCGCTAGACTATCTTGACCTATATCGCAAGTTTACATTTGTCAATCAGGAGTCCTACAAGTTGGATAACATTGCATTTGTAGAGTTGGGCGAACGCAAGGCATCCTATGCTGAATATGACAAGATGTCTGACTTCTACAAGCAGAATTTCCAGGCATTTCTTGAGTATAATATTAAAGATGTTCATCTTGTACAGAGGCTTGAGGAGAAACTGAAACTCCTTGAACTTGCTGTGGCTCTTGCCTATTCTGCAAAGGTCAATTTCTCTGATGTCTTCTCACAGGTTCGCACTTGGGATTCCATCATCTATCACCATCTAAACGAGCAGAAGATTGCCATTCCTCCAAAGAAAGAGGGAGACAAGTCCGAGCAGTTTGCTGGTGCTTATGTCAAAGACCCTCTCGTTGGAATGCACAAGTGGGTGGTGTCTTTTGATTTGGATTCGCTGTATCCCCATCTTATCATGCAGTACAACATTTCACCAGAGACAAAGGTGAAAGGCAAGTCAAAGCGCAGGATTCCTGTAGAGGATCTGTTGGCTTCCCTGAAGTCTGGAGCATACGAAACAGATGAACACAGCACTGCTGCCAACGGGGTTTCTTTTGTGAAGGGTGTTCGTGGGTTCCTTCCTGCCCTTATGGATACGATGTATCAGGAGCGCAAGGTCTACAAGCAGAAGATGCTTGAGTCCAAGCGTAGACTGAAGGAACAGAAAGATTCTCTCTCAAAGTTGGACAAGCGTCAATTGGAGAATGAAATCTCCAAGTATCATAACTTTCAGTTGGTTCGTAAGATTCAGTTGAATTCTGCATTCGGTGCTGTGGGCAACGAATACTTCCGTTATTATGATTTGGATCTTGCAGAAGCGATCACCGTATCAGGTCAGTTGTCTATTCGTTGGATTGAAGAGCAGTTGAACAGTTTTCTCAATTCTTCATTCAAGACCGAAGACTATGACTATGTTATCGCAAGTGATACGGATTCCATTTATCTCCGATTGGACAATCTTGTTCAGCGAGTCATGCCAACAGAAACAGATAATGCAAAGATTGCAAAGTATCTGGAGCGGGTTTCCTCTGAACTGATACAGCCATTCATTGATAAGAAATACGATGAACTCTCCCGCAAGATGAATGCATATGAAAACAAGATGCACATGAAGCGTGAGGCTATTGCAAACAAGGGGATTTGGACTGCAAAGAAGCGGTATATGCTCAATGTTATGATTGGAGAGGATGGGGTTCTTCTGAAGATCCCTGAAATGAAGATCATGGGTATTGAAACCACTCGCTCTTCGACTCCCCGTGTTGTCCGTGATGCACTCACAGAGAGCATCTCTATCATAATGAACGGGACACAAGACGATATTATCGGATACATTGCCGACTTCAAGAAGCGTTTCAAGACATTGAAGGCAGAGGAAATCAGTTTCCCCCGTTCTTGCAATGGTTTGAAAGAGTATCACGAACCAACAACAATCTATCGAAAGTCCACTCCTATTGCGGTTCGTGGTTCTCTGCTATACAATCACCACTTGCGTAGACTAAAGATAGACAAGAAGTATCCTGTCATCAACGAAGGCGACAAGATCAAGTATTGCTATCTAAAGAAACCAAACCCATTGGGTGAGAATGTTCTGGCATTTGTCAGCACTATCCCTTCCGAATTACAATTGCAGAAATACATTGACCATGACACCCAATTTGAAAAGGCATATCTTGAGCCTCTGAAGGCAATATTGGATTGCTTGGGTTGGCAGACAGAAAAAACAAACAGCCTTGAGTCTCTCTTTGGCTGATCCCGACTATATACAGTAATACCATGAAAGGAAATACTATGGCTAAAGATAATGTTCGTATTGTTCGTTTGACTACAGGTGAAGAGATTATTTGCAAGGCCGATGCGGCTGAAGACGGGGGCTGGTTCATCAAGGATGCTCTGCTTCTTGTGCCAGTGAGTCTACAGAATCTCTCAATGCTTCCTTGGCTTGCATATGCAGATGCACCAGAAGATGGAATTCATATTCCAGAGAAGATTGTTGCTTTCACTGTTCTTCCTCAAAAGCGTCTGAAGGCAGAATACGAGAAGGCTTTCTCCAAGATTATTGCACCTGATGCTGGAGATATTATTGGTGGTGCTGATATGGCTGCGCTTGGCAGCAAACTTCGGTTGTCCACAGAATGAATAATGAACAAATAGACTACTTGCTTGATCTTCTAGAAGAGAAGAAAAAGCATATCAATAATCAATACCAAGTCGTATTGAAGTCTAAGTCCTTTGGGATGTCTCATGTAAATACCATCCTTGAAGGAATGGAGTTCAACAACAGTATAATTGTGGCATTAGAAAGAATGAAGAAAGAGGTAGACAATGGGGTACTTGGACTCAATAATTAAGAATTCAGGAAACAAGTATGCAAGCGTTGTTGAAAAGGGAGTAGAAGCAGATGTCAATGGTTTTGTTGACACGGGAAGTTATGCACTCAATGCATTGCTTTCGGGTAGTCTTTATGGTGGGATTGCAAGCAATAAAATTCTTGCTCTTGCAGGAGAGTCTGCAACAGGCAAAACATACTTTGCTATCGGAATTGTGTCAAAGTTCTTGCAAGACAATAAAGAAGGTGTTGTTCTCTACTTTGATTCAGAGCAAGCCGTTACATCAGAGATGTTCCACTCCCGTGGAGTGGACCCAAAGCGTGTTGCGGTATTCCCTGTTGCTACAATTGAAGATTTCCGCCATCAGGCTATTTCTATCGTAGATAAGATTCTTGAAGAGCCTGTAGAAAAGCGAAAGCCTGTAATGATTGTACTTGACTCGCTTGGTATGCTTTCAACAAGTAAAGAGATGCGTGACACCAGTGAGGGTAAAGAGGTTCGTGATATGACCCGTTCACAGGCTATCCGTTCCACTTTCCGTACTCTTACTCTCAAGTTAGGAAAAGCCAATATTCCTATGATTATGACAAACCATACTTATAGCGTTATTGGTGCTTATGTTCCTACAAGAGAGATGAGTGGTGGTGACGGTTTGAAATACGCTGCATCAACAATCGTATACTTGAGTAAAAAGAAAGACAAGAATGCAGAAGGGGATGTTGTAGGAAACATCATCCATTGCAAACTGTACAAGTCTCGTTTGACCAAAGAGAATCAGCAGATTGATGTTCAGTTGAATTATGATAGTGGCTTGAACAAGTACTATGGGCTTCTTGATGTTGCTCTAAAGTATGGTATTTTCAAGAAGGTTTCAACCAGAATTGAACTACCAGATGGCAAGACTGCATTTGAGAAGAATATCAACGAGAATCCAGAGAAGTACTTTACTACAGATGTGATGAAGCGACTTGAAGAAGCAGTCGCAAAAGAGTTCAAGTACGGTGGTGGGCTTTCGGAAGAAGGAGAAACCACAGAGAAGGTTCTTCTGAACGAAGAGGCATAAAATGGATTGCCTTGAAAAGGAAACTTTAGACTTTGATATTGTGCCGAACGATTCCTTCGGGTATGCTATCCGTATGAGAGGTAGTATATTCGAAGGAATCGAATATCGGTACACTGTCTTCAAGTTTGAAGATAGACCTTTAGGTGGCAGACTCTATTTTGACTACGAGATAATCAAAAATCCAAATGGAGTCCCACTCACAGATGAGTTGAGAAACTTCGTATCGTTTATTTCTGAAAGACTTGTTCGTTCTGGATTAGTGAAAGTAGCAAATGAAGCGAATAGAAACAATAATCTTGGAAGGACTTCTGTATAATGAAGAGTATGCCAGAAAGGTATTGCCCTTCATTGCAACAGACTATTTTCAAGACTCTAACGAAAAGATTGTCTTTGGTGCAATCTCCGAATTCATCGGGAAATATTCAGCCCTGCCTACCAAAGAGGCAGTAGGAATTCTAGTCAAAGAAAGCAAGATCCTTACGGAAGAGCAGTTCAAGAAGTGCCGTGAGATCGTGGAGGCACTATCAGATGAAAAGCAAAATCAAGATTGGCTCGTCAACGAAACAGAAAAGTTCTGCAAAGACCGAAGCCTATACAACGCCGTCCTTGAATCAATTCATATCATCGAAGGTAAGTCCAAGAACAAAACTGCCGCTGCACTTCCTGATATCCTCTCAAAGGCACTTGCAGTATCCTTCGACACGCACATCGGACACGATTACATCGAAGACTCCGATTCACGATACGATTTCTACCACAAGAAAGAGTCAAGAATCCCCTTCGACCTTGAATACTTCAACACCATTACGAATGGTGGCGTCCCACAAAAGACGCTGAATATTATCCTTGCAGGAACTGGTGTTGGTAAGTCGTTGTTCATGTGCCACCATGCTGCAAACTGCCTGTCATTGGGCAAGAGTGTTCTGTATATCACCTGTGAGATGGCAGAGGAGCGTATTGCAGAGCGTATTGATGCGAATCTCATGGACACCAGTCTAGATGACCTGAAGTCCCTCCCAAAGGATGTCTATGACAAGAAGATGGATAGAATCCGACAGAAGACACAGGGTAAACTCATTGTCAAAGAGTATCCAACTGCATCGGCTAATGTTAATCACTTTCGTATCTTGCTTGAAGAACTGAAACTAAAAAAGCGATTCAAGCCCGATGTTATCTTTATCGACTATCTTAATATTTGTGCATCTGCTCGTATAAAGATGACAGGTTCTGTTGGTTCGTATTCGTATATCAAGTCTATTGCAGAGGAGTTGCGTGGCTTGGCTGTAGAGCAGAGTGTTCCTATATTCTCTGCAACACAGACGAACCGAACAGGCTTCACTAATACTGATGTTGGTCTTGAAGACACATCAGAATCGTTTGGTCTTCCTGCAACTGCTGATTTTATGTTTGCAATCATCGCTACTGAAGAGATGGATAAACTCAATCAGGTTCTTGTAAAGCAGTTGAAGAACCGCTACAACGATATTGCATCAAACAAGCGGTTTGTAGTCGGAATCAACCGAGCAAAAATGAAACTGTTTGATGTGGAGGAATCTGCACAGAAAGATTTGGTGGACACAACACCAGCACCTCAAGCAACAGTAAAGGCTTTCAAGCCTTCTGTTGGAAGAAAGCCCGAGTTTAATAAGGATTCAAAGTTCAAAGGTTGGAAAGTATAAAGGAGGCAATATGCCAGAAGAGAAGAAAGAAGAGAAGAAGATTAAGAGCGTAATTATTGATGCAGAACTAAAGGAATGGGAAGATTGGGGAAACAAATGGTTTGGTCACGACCAACCAACAGATGACCTGTATCACAAGGAAGATTTCAAGAAGAGGAAGTAAATGTCAACCTATATCGACAAGAAATACATTGACCTTGTTAGTTCTCAACTCCGCAATTTCAAGTGGAAGAAGGCTACACTAGCAAATTGTTCTTGTCCAGTTTGTGGAGATTCAAGCAAGAATAAGCGTAAGGCACGGGGATTTTTCTTTCAGAAGAAGGGAGACTTCTTCTATATGTGCCACAATTGTGGATTTTCCACTACGCTTTACAACTTCTTGTCTCAAGTTGCTCCATCCTATGCAAAGGAATATGCTCTAGAGCGTTGGAAGAACGGAGAGTCTGGTCATTCTAATTATCAAAAGCCAGATCTGTCTGTTCCTTCTCCAGTGTTTGTCAAACCTGGTGAGTTGCAGAAGATATCGGATATGTCTTCAGATCATCCTGCTGTCCTCTTTTGTAAGAAGAGAAAGATTCCAAAGGAAAGATGGAACAGATTGTATTATACAGATGACTTTGCAAAGTATGCAATGTCTCTAGATGAAACACTAGATTTGAAGAAGAAAGAGCCAAGAATCGTCATCCCATTTTTTGATATGGGTGGAAATACTATTGGTGCTCAGGGAAGACTCTTGGAGGTCAAGAGTGATAGAGATATCAGATACATGACAATCAAGGCAGACAAAGCCATTGATCGCTTGTGGTATGGTATAGGAGACTGCGATTCTTCAAAGCGTGTTTATGTTGTTGAAGGACCGATTGATTCTCTATTTTTACCTAATTGTGTGGCGATGGTTGGAGCATCGGGTGTAAATCTTCACCCAAAGATTGCATCTTCGGATGTTATTGTTGTATTGGATAATGAACCAAGAAATGCTGAAATAGTCTCTCTCATGGAAAGGTTTATTGAGAGTGGAGTATCGGTTTGCATTTGGAAAGAGGATATTCAAGAAAAAGACATAAACGACATGGTTCTTGCTGGTCGAACAGGAGATGAAATTACTCATCTTATTGATGAATGTGTCTGTCGTGGAATTGAGGCAAAACTAAAACTCAACTATTGGAAGAAGGTTTAGTCACATGAATGAAGAGGAAAAAGCCCGCCTAACTACAACTGCCATCATAGAGTTTGGATTCAAGTTTGCAGAATATGTGAAAGAGATGGATCCAGATCTTTGGAAAAGAGCGGTTGATTATGCAAAGGATTGGACTGAAGTGGATGGTGTTTCTTTTTACTATGTGAAGGACAAAGAAGATGAAGATAGAAGTTCTGAATGAAGGTTTTGTTGAACTCGTAGACCATATGGGCGATGACCTTACGGTGGTCAATGCAGCCCGTGTCTCTTTCAACAAAGAAGCAAACGAGTTCACAGATCGTGATGAAAAATTGCTTCAGTATTTGGCAAAGCACAACCACTGGACTCCATTTGCCCATCCGCAGATTACCCTGCGGATCAAGGCTCCTATTTCTATTCGTACACAGTTTTTCAAACACAAGCAAGGTTTCGTAGAGAATGAAATCTCACGCAGATATGTTTCTTATGAGCCTGATATATACCATCCACGGTGGAGAACCAAACCCACAAATGGAGCGAAGCAAGGCTCTGAAACATTTATGGAATATGGGGATCAATGGAATTCTTGTAATATTCTATACAGTCTTGCTGTCGAGCAGTGTCTTTCTGCATACAATACACTCCTAGAGAAGGGTGTAGCACCCGAACAGGCACGGTTTGTCCTTCCACAGGGAGTCTACACCGAATGGTGGTGGACAGGCTCTCTGGCGGCTTATGCACGGTTCTATGGACAAAGAACCGATCCTCATGCCCAATGGGAAATACAAGAATATGCTAGGGTTATTGGCAATATCATTTCTAATATTTTCCCAAAATCTTGGATCGCACTAACCCAAACCAACTAATCATTATTATCTCGGAGTTGAATCCGAACAACAATTTGGACGATAGATATCTGTCCGCACATACATTGGAGTACTTTATGTCAAAGAATTTACCTACGCTTTATCAAGATTTCATTCACCTCTCTCGCTATTCTCGTTGGCTTGAAAAGGAAGGAAGACGGGAACATTGGGATGAAACTGTGAAGCGTTATTTTAATTTCTTTGAAGAGCATCTACAAGAGAATCAGAAGCACAAGATTTCACCAGCAGTTCGTCAAGAACTGGAACAGGCTGTCCTCAACCTTGAGATCATGCCTTCCATGCGTGCTCTGATGACGGCAGGAGAGGCATTAAAGCGTGACAACACTGCTGGCTACAACTGTTCATATGTTGCCGTAAACCGTGTTCGTGCATTTGATGAGATTCTCTATATTCTCATGTGCGGAACAGGTGTAGGCTTTTCTGTGGAGCGTCAATATGTTGAAAAACTTCCTACAATCGCTGAAGCATTTACTGATTCGGATACGACAATTATCGTACAGGATTCCAAGGCTGGTTGGGCTAAGGCTTACAAGGAACTTGTCTCCCTACTCATTGGAGGTCAGATACCAAAATGGGACTTATCTAAGGTACGACCTGCTGGGGCAAGACTTAAGACATTTGGCGGGAGAGCCTCTGGACCAAAGCCTCTTGAAGATCTTTTCCGATTCACCTGTGATACTTTTAAGAGAGCGGCAGGACGCAAACTTACATCAATCGAATGTCACGACATCGTATGCAAAATTGCAGAAATTGTCGTGGTCGGAGGAGTCCGTCGATCTGCTCTTATTAGCCTATCGAATCTCACAGATGAGCGGATGCGTGAGGCAAAGACAGGAGCATGGTGGGAAGCAAATCCACAACGGGCTTTAGCGAACAACTCTGTGGCTTACAAAGAGAAGCCCGAGATCGGCGTGTTCATGGACGAGTGGGTTTCTCTCTACAAGTCTAAGAGTGGAGAGCGTGGAATCTTCAATCGTTCAGCCGCACAGAAGACTGTGGCAAAGTTGGGAGATCGCCGTGACCCTTCGTATGAATTCGGAACCAATCCGTGCTCAGAGATTATTCTTCGTGACCGTGAGTTCTGCAATCTTACAGAAGTTATTGTTCGTGCAGACGACACCCCAGAGACTCTGAAGCGCAAGGTTCAACTTGCTGCTATTCTTGGCACATGGCAAGCCTCTCTAACCTACTTCCCCTACCTTTCGAGTGATTGGGGAAAGAACTGCGAGGAAGAGGCACTGCTTGGTGTTTCTCTTACAGGAATTCTTGACAACAAGATGATGCGTACACAGGGAGAAGATCTCAATGCTCTTCTTGAGACGCTGAAGGCGGATGCAGTAGCAACAAACAAAGAGTGGGCAAAGAAAATCCACATCAATCCTGCTGCTGCTATCACTTGTGTAAAGCCCAGTGGAACGGTATCACAGTTGACAGATGCTGCATCTGGAATTCATCCTCGCCACAACGAGTACTACATCCGCACCGTTCGTGCGGATCGTAAAGATCCGCTGTGTCAGATGATGATTGATCTTGGCTTCCCTGTGGAGCCTTGTGTGATGAAGCCTGATAGCGTTATGGTGTTCTCTTTCCCAATGAAAGCAGAGGGTTCGATCACACGAAACGATATCTCTGCAATTGAGCACCTTGAATTGTGGTTGGCCTATCAGCGTTATTGGTGTGAACACAAGCCTTCGATTACAATCACTGTGCGAGAGCATGAGTGGGTGGATGTTGGAGCATGGGTGTATAGGCACTTTGATGAAATCAGTGGAATCTCTTTCCTTCCGCATTCGGACCACTCCTATCGTCAGGCTCCCTATCAGGATTGCACCAAGACTGCATATACTGCTTTGGCTGTAGAAATGCCTAAAAATGTAGATTGGTCGCTTTTAGAAAAGTATGAAAAAGAAGACAAGACTACAGGAACACAGACCTTTGCTTGCAGCGGAGATAAGTGCGAGATTGTAGATCTAACCTCTTGACAGGCTAAATAGACTTGTTAGTATATGTCCATAACGATCTCCGCAGACTCTCTTCAATGGTGAAGGATAAAGCGGGGACAAAATAAAGGAGAGTGTATTGATGAATAAGTGCTTAATGTCGGGAATTGTAGCAGCCGTGTCGTGTGGCTCAGTAGCAAATGCAGAGTTCATAGTAGTCAACAATCCAGTTGTTGACACGGTTGGCTTCTACTCTGATGCATATAAGTCAAGTGGCTCATACACTTATGCACAAAGTGGAGCGCAAGGTTTTGATCTTGAGGATTCATACACAACTTCTTCATTGAAGTGGTGGGGTTCATCCAACGGATTCAATGGTCAAGGTATTGGAAACATTACTGGATTCCAAGTTATTGTGTGGAGTTCAGACTTTAGTTCGCCAGTTAGTTCAACCAATATCAACATCAGCAACATTTCTGTTGTCGATACAGGCGAATTCAACTTCTTTGGTGAACCAGTTTATGAATTTTATGTACCATTTGTGACTCAACTCGCCGCTGGTTCATATTACATGAATATTGGTGCTTACCTCAATGACTCTGCTGGCGATCAATTTGTTTGGTCACAAGGTCAGAATGTTCAAGACTTCTGGTATACTGATGATAATGGACAGTATAATTGGGGAGATTGGCGACAACTTCCTACATTCATTGGCAACACAGCGGGTGGAGCATTTGTTCTCTCTGCTCCTACTCCTGGAGCAATTGCTCTTCTTGGTATGGCGGGTCTGATGAGTCGCCGCCGTCGTTAATTTTACTAAAATAGTTTGATGAATTTGATGAAACACCCCTGAGTAGTTTGGGGGTGTTTTTCTATACATAAAGATAAGGAGGTTCTAATATGGAACTATTATTTTCATCAACTCTTGGCACTATTTTCTACACTATTGTTGTATTTACAGCAGGGGCACTAATCGGTGTTCCACTTTGGAATTGGTTAAATAAGAAATTACCTTGGAACAACTGATAAGACAACAAAATAAATAATAAGAAAGCCCCCTTGTGGGGCTTTCTGCATAAATAAAGGTATGAGAGTAGTTGGTATTGATTACAGTATCCGATGTCCTGCTGTGTGCATCTTTGAGACAAATGAAGCACAGCCTGTCTGGTATCACGAAAATTGCCAGATACACTTTCTCACCGAGAAGAAAAAGCACTGCTACCGGATCACTCCAAATGTGACAGGACACTATATGCCCCTGTATCGTGAACAGGATGATATAGACCGATTCAACAAGATATCTGATTGGGCATTAGGTTTGCTCAAAGAGGGAGATACCATAGGGATAGAAGACTATGCATTTTCTGCACAAGGAATGGTATATAAGATCGGTGAGAATACTGGTTTGCTCAAATATAAGATGTGGAATTATGGTTATAATTTTGAACTCGTATCCAACAGTAAGCCAAAGAAACTAGCCACAGGAAAGGGCAATGCAGACAAGCAGGGAGTCTGGGAGGCGTTTGTAGCCGAGACAGGGTGGAATATTGACCACCATATCAAACAACGCTCACGAAAAATAACAAGTCCGCTATCGGATATAGCGGACTCGTATTGGATTTGCAAATGGCTATTTGAGAAGAAATCTATTTCTTAGTCTTTTGTTTCTCCGAAAATTTCTTCTTTGCCACTACTTTGTCATCATCAACAAATCCATCACCATTCTGGTCTTCAGGTTGCTTCCGACCTTGAAGGTAGTACCAGGCAAGCCCTACAACAACTAGTGAATAGAATAGCACAGCATACCAATTAATTTTGGTAATAGAAATCTCCGTGCCTATTGGTAGAGTGACTTCAGAACCAGCCTCTAGAACAACAGCAACAGAATCCGAAGTCTGCAAATAAGTATTTCCTGGTAGTATGACCTCTGTGCTCTTTGGTAGGATAATCTCTTGTGGTTTGACTGTATCCAATTGCTTTGGTGAAAGATCAGCCACTTCAGAATTTGCTGGTTGTGGTTTGATAAAAGCAACTGTATCTTCTTCAAGAAGAACAGTTGTCTTTTCATCTGGATCAGTCTTTACCCAAGATCCCTTTGCAATTTCGGACTTTGTATCTTTAGGTACAACCGTAACTGTGGGTTTGTTTAGGGTATCTGGACTCTTTTCCATTGTTGGAACACTTTGAAAAAGAGAAGCCTTGCACGAAGCAAGAAAAAACAAGAGAGAAACACCTAATACTATAGCAAATGATTTCATATAGAACTCCTTATGATTTATTTCCTGCGGCGGCTGAACCAAAGTAGAAACCGATAATACTCAATAGAATTTGTCTGTTTTCTTGTGTGAACAGGTATCCATTAACTGTTTGGAATGCCACCTCTGTTGATTCTGGAATCAGACCAAACACCCATTCGGGATTTGTCTTTTCTACTTCTACAACCGTTGGTATGCCAAAGAATGGCAAGACAAAAGGTGCTGCAATAGTCCCAAACAGAACCATCAGCACTATGAGTTGTCTGACAGTTTTTCCTGCATCAACAGGTACTCGCTTTACGGCAGCATTTTGATTGTCATTTGTTCGCTTATTAGCAGTCAACAGACGATCAAACGCTTCTTTTTCGGCCTGACGCTTCTCAGCCATGTGACGGAAGATAAATCCCGTCGCACTTCCACCAATGAGTGTTATCAGTTCGGTTGGTATCATTAGTTTGCCTCCTTGAATGGGTCTTTTGCGTTGAACCCATCAAGTTCTTCCTTACGAATATTTGCTGCAAACTGTTCTAGACGATTCTTTGGAATCTTCAGACCGGAGATAAGCGTGTAAAGACGAAGTGTGGGCTTTTCGTCTTCGTAGATGCCACGGTGCAGAGTTGCACTCGGACATAGTGAAGACAGTGTATCGAATCCATAGGAAAGACTGTCCATCAATCCTGGTGTATTCTCCATTATTTCCTTGCCACCAACGGCGCAACAAGCAGCATAGGTTGCTTCTGAAATATCTAATTCTGCAAGCAAGGTCTTGTCTACATTAGACTTGATTGCTCCAGAAATCTTTGTTTCGTGTGCTGGTTCTTTTTTGTCACCATCACTTTTAACAGGATCGAGTTTAGAAACACCCATGACCATTGTTCCACCACAGCGAAGCACGGTTGCATAGTCTGTTGGGTCGAAAGAGGTATATGGGGAAGCGTGTTTAGAAAGCACATTGAAGATATGGAATAGTCCTGATACAGTATTGTTTATAGTTGACCAGAACTCTTTGACTGTAAGATTCTTGTACATCTTTTCAATCTTTGAGTTATCAAGAATGATAAGAGGAGAGATCTCTTTCCGTTCTGCTTGTCCACCGACTTGCTTCAACACACGATATGCATTGAAGGAAACCTTTGGAGAGGCTGCTTCACCACGGGTGGGAAGAGACATCACAACACCTACACGCTCTTCTGGTTTGTCATGTCCGATGAACTTCATGTACTTCTTTGCAATGTCGATAAGCACAAGTGAAGATCCGCTACCGCTACCGCCTCCTGCACCAATGCAAACCATAATGTGGTCAACTTTTGTTCCATATGTTTTACGCATAAGATCAAAAATCTGCTGCTTGTATTTCATAGCAGCAGATGCACCACGCTCCATGTCTTTTCCTGCTCCCTCTTCACCGATATCCAAGAGCATTTTCTGTGCAGCAGGAATGTCCAAGCGGTCTAGATCTTGTCTTGAAGTATTTACGGCAATGCACTTCTTGTAGCCACGGTCATAGAAAGCCTTTGCAAGACGACCTCCACCTTGACCTGAACCAATCCATGCAAACACATGGGAACCACCGCTTTGGTCTTCAACGCATTGTTCCGTTGAATCTGGTTCCTTGTAGTCTTCTAACTCAAGATCGGGTATCTCTAGATCTGGTACATCTGGTAACTCATCCATTTTTATCTCCTTTTACCATGAATATGATATTTCTGTAGTTTCTAATCCGAAAAATTCAAGCACGGCTGCGATACCTTTTGCAAACAGGCGAGCAATCATACTTAAAACTGCCTTTACGACACTTATGAACTGTTTGTATGCATTAGCAACAGCACTTCCTGCCGATTTGATAAGACTTACGGTTGTATCCAAAACACCTTCTGTAAGGCAAGCATACTCAAAATCTTGGTGCAAAGCCTTCTCAATAATCATAAAAGCCGAGTATTGCTGTGGAGAGAGTTCCCATGTTTCTCTTATGTCCACACGGAGCGATCCACCGCCTTCTTCTCCACGATCACGGATGTTCATACGAAATGCACTAAAATGCGAGTCAATGAATTCATCAATGTCCAATATGCGAAGGTTGCCCTTTTCATTCCATATCATAAACCAGTCAGCACTTCTATCTTTTTCTGATGGGATGTACCGTTTTTCTCCTGAAGCAAACTCTTTGAAGATTTTCTTCCTGATAGGGGATGATGCCATGAAGTTTGTGATATTTTGAGTTATTGCTGGTCTTATACCAGACATCTGTAGGAATTTCTGAACAGCCCTCATTTGAGCAACAGAAGGAATACCCGATCCTGCTTTCAGTCCTAGTAGAGCAGAAAGAGAGGAGTCGAAGTCCTTTTGTCCGTATTTACTACGAAGGGTGTAATAGTTTTCTTTTGATAATACAGAAGATATGACCTTACGAACGGCTTTGACCGCTTCATTGTTTTGACCGAGGGCAGCAGAGATAACAGCATTGGCTTCTCCTGCTTTTGCCGATGCAACCTGTGCATCTCCCTCTTTTTTCATGCTTACACGCATTTTTCCATTTAGTTGGGAAGAAATCACAATATCTGATTTAGGATCTCCATTGCACTTTCCATCATCACACATATAGGTCTTGTATATGGGAGAGAGTACACTTGCCCCATCACTAGTTTTTTTGTTTTGGTGTACTTTTGCTCCCTTGACTGCGCCAGATACTAGTTCAATATTCTCTGCACACTTCTGTGCAACCGCCATTGCAGCGGATGATTGATAACTGGATATGTCTGTCTTTTTTAGAAGAGCAGCAACCAAATCAGATTCAAATCTGGTTGGATTAATAACAGAACTGCTCTGCTTTGCAGAGTCAGATTGTGCTTTTAGTCTTGACGCTATGTCGGATATTCTGCTCAATCGTTCTTGCTCCGAGGCTTGAAGTACACCATTTCTTGAGACATGGTGTTTCTTAAGCATATTGTCTTTGAGGGATTCTTATAGAGATATCTTCTTATCTTGTGAGAGGTTGTACCCTTTTCCGTTGCGTCAAAGTATTTCCCCCATCTTTCCCATTTTTTGGTTCCACGCATGAGTTTTGTATACTCATCATTTGCCACATCAAAGACACGACAACCTCCAAAGTACTCTGGCTTTTGGGGTGGTATTGTTGGTTCCTGTGTTGTTGGGAATCCGGTGGTGTTTGTTACTGGTAAAGAGCCTTCCATATTTCCTCCATTCTTTTGTATGTATGGAGCGGACTGGGTTAGGCTTTACCTAGATTTCTTAAAATGGAGACTACCTTCTGATCTAGAGGGATAGACATGATATCTGCTTCTGGTATTTCGGATTGTGGTAGTGTATTCAGAAAAACCAAGAATGTCTTCAAAACAGAGTGCATTTGTGTAGGAAGCCTGTGAAACAGTATCCTGCTTGAGCACTCTATTCCGAAGACATTCTGTAAGATAATTATATGGTTGAGTATGAGTCTTTCTTTTAAAACATCAGTATTGAGATATACCTGAAACAGTTTTTTAATGTATTTGAGTCTATTCATGTCTTCGTGAAACTCTTCAATGCCTGTACAAGCAGGATTGGTATAGTGCTTCATGGCATACATGATATAGTTCTCATTCGTCAAAGACTCAAATTTCATCATAAACTGTCCTATCAATCGTCTTGTGGTATTATCTCTCCATCTAGAATTTTGCTTGAAAATTCAATGTTTGAAGAAGGATCAGCAAAAACAGAAGGGGTTACATGGATTCTTATGGTCAACTTGTATCCTAGTTTTGATTGGATTCCATCGTCTTCGACACGATAACCAGGATAGGTTTGGTCTATCTGATAAGGATACAGGGGGGATGTTCGGGCGAATAGGGGAAAATCAACATATCCTGATTCCATAGATTTAAGGGCTTGGATACGGTCACTGCTCAAATCAATATCATATCCTGCTCGGTTGAGAGCAATTTTTAGATATGAAAGAGCAGAAAGAGGAGCAACAGGATTTGCATATTCAATCAGAGAACTCTGTAGAACCTGTCCAAGCAACTCTATTGTCTTTGGAGAAGAGATGTCGTAAATTCTAAACATATCCTCTTCAGAATAGAGAGCATCAAGATTCATCTTTGGGATAGAACCTTTGTTTATGTTTACAGGAAGCATGGCTCCCCAAGAATCGTTGGCTTCTTTGAGTTTTTTCATTTTTCTCACCAAGTTGCGTCGTTACCCTTATCTAGTAGAATCTTTTTGGTCTTAACATCTATGACTTGTAATCCAGCAGAAGTTGGACGAAGTTCAACAAATCTTCCACTAGACTTCACAACAAATACTTCATCCCCCTGATACAACCTCTTCAAGACAACCATTTCGTATTCATCTCTCTTGCCCCATTTCTTTCCGTATATGGTGATAGGGGTCTTCATGGGCTTACGATCAAAGATATCAAGGATTTCCTCTGCATTCTTTGTGTTTGCAGCCATAGCCTTTTCGGTCTTCTTCTCGGCTCCCTTTGCTGGAGTCTTCATTATGTTGCCAAAGCGGTCAGTCTTGCGCTTCTTCATGGGGTCGGCTGCACGGTCGTAGAATCCAGGAACCTCATCCTCTGGTACTTCTTCCTCATGCCAACCGTCTTCATCGTTCCACTTGAGGGTAACAGTCTTTTCTTCTTTGTTTCTGTCTACAATTTGTGCATCACGGGGAATTGTGGCTTCATCCAAGTCAAGGGACTCTTTCATGCCCTTCAGTTGCTCTTCGGCATCGGCAAGATTGTCCTGCCAGAACTGTATATCGTCTTCAGCCTTTTTTATGCTCTCTTTGCTCAAGCCAGCCTTTTTCAACATCTTCAGTTTCATCGTAAGAGACTTTATCTCTTCCTTTGAACCCTTTATGGCGGCTTTGAGTTCTGCACTCGAATGGACATAAGAGCCTTCGTCCAGTTCAACGGACTCCTTTACAAACTTTTTACCACGGCTGCTCTTGATGAATTTAGAGAACCAGGAGTATACATCTCCTCTTGGTGGATATTCGTATTCCTTAAATAATTTCCTTCCGTGCAATTCTCCAGAAAGAGATCCATAACGATCTTCGTATTTAAGATATCCTACTTTCTTGCCATTCTTTAGTATAGGATACACACTTATGGTTTGTGTGCCTACTGTGCTGATTCGATCAAGTCCTTGTCTTTCGATATATTCGTGTCGTATTTCTGGCAAAGACAATTCATATCTTGCAGTACCTTCATTCAGTTCAACGGACTCTTTCAAATCTCCATGAAAGGAGTGAAATGACACAAGAAGTTCCGAGGCTCCCTGATGGTGTTTTTTGTCACCATCAAAAAGTGGATTCACATTATTTTTAACTAAGATTGCTTGGATGCCTTTGATGGTTTGTTGATCTCTGATAGATGAACCGTATTCATTATACGCCTTGAGTTCTTTCCCAAACTTCTTCTTGAGTTCGGCTACAACATTCTTTGGAAGACTCTCTATCCAATCTTCGATAGATGCTTTAACTGCACCTTCATTAATTGTTGCTTCATCCAAGTCTCCGTGGAAAGTATGGAAAGACATGATGATTGCCGAAGTTCCCTCGGCATGGTTCTTGTCTCCAAGGAGAGGCTTCACCCTGTTGCGAACAAGAATTTGGCGAATCTTTTCACGGGTTGGATCGTCAATAACAATTGATCCACCCATGTCAGCCGCCTTCAATTTCTTTCCAAACTTGTTCTTTATCTCGGCTATGACTTTCTTTGGAAGATCGTAGAGCCAATCTTCTAGTGCTCCCTTCATTCCACCTTCGTTGAGTGCATCAACACCTTCCGCTAGACCGATCCCCATTGCTTTCTTGTAATGCCTTTCTGCCTCACTCATCAGGTGTCCAGTATCTTTAACAAACTTGTGGTATTGGGACTTGGGATTGAACGACAACGCAAAGACATATTCAAGTGATGTCTCTGCCTGATTCTGATCGAACGGCAACTTCTTATTCTTTAGTATCTTGAAAAAATCATTGTAATCATACTTTGATGGTATGAACTGGGGTTCATCTTTTGCTTTGGAAAAGTAGGCTTCGCTGATAGGTTCACCCAAGCGGGTCTTTGTCCTGATGCCGTGACGCTTGTTGTACTGTTTCCATGCCACGCCATAGAGATAGGAAGCCCAATCATCACCGTAACGATCCTTGAAACTAGCCTTGGCTTTCTTCACTAGACGCTCGGACTTCTCGTCAGGAGGAGTTACTTCGTTTAGGAGTTCTTCGTTCACTTTGGCTTTCTTGGATTTCTTCTCTGGTTTCATTGGTCTTTCCAGTCCTTTTCTTATTGCATCAAATAGTTCTCTTGCTCCAGAGAACCCTGACGGCATACCCTTTTTGAATAGTTTGAAATCATTCTCGGCGGCGGCGGCACGGAGTTTTGATGCACTCATGCCCTCTACGCCCTCGGCTTCGGGATCACGCTTTCCTGCACTCACAACCTTGAAGTCCTCAAAGTTCAATCCTGTCTCGGGATCATCGCTGCCCAAATACTGCTTGACAGTTTTTGTTATCTCTGGAACACGATCATCGCCTACAACTATATGAACGGTGGTGTATTTTTCTTTCTGAAGTTGATACAGGACACGCATAAAGGTGTTTGTATCATTGTCTCCCATGACAATGTTTGCCTTTGGGAACATCTTTCGCATAAACTTGATCTTGTCACTGTACTGTAGTGGATTCTTTATCGCTGCTTTTGGACGATTACCGTCGAATGATTGTGAGGCATAAATGCGGTGTTCTGCCCCCATCTTTTGGGCATGAGCGATCACGGCATTGATAAGTTTTTCATGCCCTATGGTTGGGGGCTGAAAGCGTCCAAATGTAATTACAACTGCTCTTTTTTTAGCCATAAGATAACCTCGGTATTTCTTATCGTATATAGTAAATAAGAAGGGGAGTCGATTTTTACTTCGACTCCCCGCCTCGGGCTTTCCCCTTTTTCTAATTCTGTTTCCCCATCACCGAGGTAGGGATATCTATACTTTCCAGTTTTTCGGCAAATTGAAATTCTTTCTTGAGAAATCTAGTCGATCTACGAGTTTATATGCACGGTTGTTCATTCGGTTCACCACCACGAACCCTTCGGGGGGTGACGCTGTATATGTTCCGTTTTCTTGTGTAAATGAATCTAAACGCATCTTGGTCCGGCGGAGCCTGTCTATAACCAAAAGTTTGGCTTGTGAAATGAGGAGGTGCAAGGCAAAGAGGCTGTCGTATTTGTTAGAATTTGACTCTATAGAGTCTAGCAAGGCTTTGGCGGCGGCAGTTCTTGCTTGTCTTGCATCATCCTTTTTCACACCAACAGCGGTCTTTTCTATCTTTTCTTTCATATAGGAAAGAAATCCGCTACTGGAGCCTTGTGCAACTCCCTGTCGCACATTCGAATTTATGTATATCATTAGATCGTCCACAAGACCCTTACTTTTCTGTAAAGAGTCCAAGAATTTTGCAGATTTCGCTCCTGTTCTTTCTATTTTTGCAAGTAGTATCTGTATTTCTTTCTTTTCTAAGGGATTCGCAGGGAGAGAGCAGGAACCTGTACCATCAGATCCCCCCTGTAGATTTGCATCAATAATCCACGCAGAAGCATTAGACTTCAAGTATGATATGTCAGGAGCAAAAGAAGGCGATAGGCTTGCAATCGTATCACCAGTGTACTTTGTATGAAAAACAACACCCATTTTTGCCTTTGCTATCTCTTTACCGATAGAGGAGTCGGCAGGAATGGCATAGGTAAGGGTGTTTGGGCGAAATGTAAGGTATTTTACTCCGTGTATCTCTTCGGTTTTGAGATCCTCATTTGTGAAGAGCATATCTCCCTGAAGAATTCCACGAATTCCAGAGTTTTTTAAATTTTTCAGAGCAATCTTTAGTTTTTCATTTAGACCAGGAACAGGGTGGTTTTGGTCTATGTCTTTTGGTGTATAATTTATCTTTGGAGTTTTATTGAAAAGAGACTTTGTGGCAACAAAAAACTTACCATTTTCAGGATTTATTCCAACAATAATGGCAGGAGCACCGTCAAATTTTGTTGTAACACAAAAAGAAGCCTCTGCTTCATCCGAAAGTTCCAATACTTGTCGTAAGTAATCTGTCGCTGTCTTTATGCCAGAGGAACCCTGTAAGAGTATTGTGTCTTCGATGTGGGTAAGATGGGTAACACCACCAGAAGCCTTGTCTTCGGCTTCCTGTAATAGCAGCGTTTCCCCAAATTTAGTAAATGATAGCATACGGTTCTCCTTGTATGCTTGTATTTAGTAATGCACTTGATAGGACTCGAACCTACACTAAGTAGAACCTAAATCTACCGCCTCTGCCATTGGGCTACAAGTGCTCAAGCGTCCCCGAGTGGATTCGAACCACTAACCTACGACTTAGAAGGTCGTTGCAATATCCTATTATGCTACGAGGACTTTATGTGTTGAACAAGAGTATACACTATCACTGCACACAAGTCAAGCCTTTTTGGTTTTCTTCTTTTTTACAGGCTTCTTTTTTGGGGATTTCTTACCAAATATGGCATCCCAATTTTCCGACCACTTTTGGTAATCCACAGGGCGATATTGGTCGCCCTTTCCTGCTCCATGATTTCCTTCCATTAGCGGTTTCTCCTAATATATACAATTAGCACAAGGTATCTATGCACCGAAGGAAATTCTATGAGTAATTCTCTAAAAGTAAATTTGCAAGCATCACAAGGATTTAGTCCTTTTCCTAGATCTGTTCTAACTTCTGAATTTGCTCTATTTAGTGACAAATTTGGTGTAACTGAAATGGTTGATCTCATCCAAGATCGAGCGATAGTTGCTTATCAATTTGACTCTCTTGACCAGAGTGGAGTTCCTGGATACCGTGGAATTAATTTTGGTCCTGGTATTGATCCAGGATTTCGTTGGTTATCATTTATAACAGGATATAGTGGAGGATTTACAGCCAATAATAATTGGGAATACCGATCAGCAGCAGCAGCAGCAGGAGTAACACCAGGAAGTCCAAATTGGAATACCGATTTCGGATGGGATCTTTGGCAAAAGGAAACAAGCATCAGCGAATGGTATAAGTGGGGAATTCGCAAATTTCACATACACCAACCTTTCGGAAAAGTCACAAGAGGTGTATACGGTCAAACATCAGGCAGTAATCAGGCAACAATTAATGCACTTATTTCTGCTGGCAACACGCTAACACCAGAAGCATCTGTTTATCAGATAGATTCATACCAATTGTGTCGTGATGGGTTTATTCATCCTGAAACAGGACACACTGGTAATATTCCTATGCCTTGGCTTACAAACGATGTTGTTGATGGAATAACACAAGGATTTGTTCCTCTTTTCAAGGCTCTTATAACAGGAACAGCAGGAGATCTTTCACAAGACACATGGACACGGCTCACAGGAATTGGGGGTGCTTCTGCCTGGTACAATCCTGAAGATCCTATTGAGATTATAGCATACAATGGTGGTTTGAACTATGAGACTTATGAGAGGTGGAAAGCATACTTTGAGTCAGATCCTGAAACCGCTAGACGAAGACTTCGTGAATCATACGAACCTTTCGCAAGAGCAGGAATGCGTCTTGCAATAGATGCACTTGTTGTTTCTCCTGGACCAGTTGTTGGTGAAAATGACTTGATGAGCGATGAGTACAAGTTTGTTTTCAGAGGAAGTGATAGTGATGACTGGAAACTAGTCAATAAACTAACAGGGGAAGAGGAACCAATACCACCAAGTGGGCTTGAGTTTCCAACTCCAATTTGGCGCACGACAGATTTCGCAAATAAAAAGATCTATGCACCTCCACTTGACTATAATGGTAATCCAATAGGAAAAGCAAGAGGTGAGACACTTGGTGGACAATTAGACCAAGAGTGGTGGTCGTTCTTCTCTGGACACATTGTTCCTACTTTTGGACAACATCGCATATATTCTGAAGCAATTCCTGATACTTCTATCATCAATGGTGTAGGAAAACCAAATCCATACATTGGTTTTAATACTATGGGATTTTCTGAATTTATCCGTGCAGGATTTGGAGGAAGAACAAGCGATACCCCATCAACTCCATATCCAACAGATCGTACTCGTTTCCATTATCTACGAGAACTTGGAGAAGTAGAAGTCGTTCACTCCCTTTCATTTGGTGAAGTTCCTTGGGTTGGTATAAGCGGTCCTAATGGGTTTAAACCGGGATACTATTGGTTCTTGGAGAGATTTGGAAAAACAGAATCAACATCTGGTTCTGGTCTTCCTCCTCTAGGAGCAGGAGAAGTGTATCTTCGGACAACTGTCACTCCAGGCTATGGAGAACAGATGTATATGGGTTATGTTGTTGCAGACCATTTACAAAAGTACTATACACATAATAATGATCCTACAAAAGTAAACGAAAATAAAACCAAACACATGGTTATGTTTGCAGCACCAACAAAGAGAAAATTACCAGATGACATACTTGAAGCAGAAAGAGTCAAATATGGAGTGACTCTTGACTTTAACCGCAGATTTCCAACAATAACTGAATATGCTAATTATATTGGTGCACTGAAGAACACCACACAGTCTCCTGATCCTGCAAATCCAAACTATGGAATACCATCAAGAATTATAGACATAGAACCTATTGCTAAAGAATTTGCAGCAGAAGTAAGAGGTATGGAAACGGTTGATGGAATCGGAGGATCTATACTGCTCTATGTTCAGTCATGGGACGCCTTTGCTGGTACCAAACTTTTTGGAATATCTGATGGACAGTTCTATGTTCCACAAGAAGATGTGGACATGGAAGAGACAAAGTTTAGAGATTGGATGGATACTGTTATCGCTTCTTGGATAGAGAGGTATGGAACCTATCCAAAGCATATAATATGGAATCTCACAGAATATGGATTCTCTGGAAAAACTGGACCTCTGTATAACCGAGAGCCTATTGGATTTGAGATGGAGCGATACTTCTTTGATCCAGCAACACTTCCTTTTATTGCATCAGATGAAGGTCGTGGAGAGATAAACTCCTATAGCACCAGAGGACTTCCCTACTATGGTTTGGATGGTCCTGGAATAACATGGGATTCCAGTCAAAATTCCGAGCGTTTCTACAGCAGAGGATATGATATTGCAAGGCTTGAAACAGCGGGAAAAGATCCTGTCGTACCAGCAAATCCACTCTATACAAGATCAAAAGACATTATTCTTGATATGATTGCAAAACTAAAGAGGTGGAGAACGGACCGTGGGATTCCCGCAAAGGTTGGAGTGTACCATGTACCTTTCATGCCTCGCTATCCATATAATGTGTATAAAGTGGAAGGAGTAAAGGAGAATTCACAAGCAGTCGTCTATGCTGCTGGTGGGTGGAATGATCTTGTCTGGCCAAAGCAGAGTACAGTACATCCTTATGGTGTTGGTGGGTGGTATACGCCACAAGAAACAAGCGAACTAAAGAAAGTAGTCAATCTAGAATTTAGAAAAAGATGGGAACCGATTGTTAAAGAGTCTGAAGTGCTTTTTCCTGAATTGTACAATGACAGTTGCAGAGAGAACATATTTGAAGATGGTAATGTTGAGGGTTGGATAGAGACTCACAGAAAAGTAGTAGATCTTGCAAATGAATTCAAGACAATTCCTGCATGGTCAACAGAAGATCCAAATAAGGACAGCAACACAGAGGCTCCAGCAGGAGTGACTGTCGATATTATACCTCTTACTGCCTATTCTGTTGTAAGACCTAACTGCGGTAGACTAGGAGAAGACGATCCTGTTGTAAAGAAAAACGGATCTCTCTATGCACACGAAAACCAAGAGTATACTCTTACAGATTGGCTCCGTGACGAATATCTAAGACCAAAATTCAGAAGACCAGCAAAGGTTCAGGGACTCTCAATGTGGAGAGGGTTTGAATATAATGCAACAAATGCACTGTACACATCTTCTTATACTGGAAAAGAAGAAGACCGTGAATGGGTATTGAAATATATTCAGGCAGAAGACGGAAAGGGAGTAACAATTGACTGGAATAATCCTGTTGATGTGGACATAAAGTTTAGACGATATCTCCAAATAATCAATGGGCTAACCAGAAGATATCTACACCGCTTTGACAGAGGAATTCCTCGTCGTGATATCCACCGACCATACTACCATGCTCCTTTTGCAGCAGGATGGAATCCTGGTATTTCCGCAGATGGATCTATGGCTAAACGATATCCAGAATCCATAGGTGGAATGCCAATACCTGATGTTGTTCCTCTCCTTTGGGTAGGCTATGGTCCATCAGGTCAGACTTTTAGAAATGCATCAAATACTGGTGGTGTCTCTAATGAGATACTTGCAGATGTTCGTGAAAGAGCAAGTCTTATACCACCAGGAAAAAGAGTCATTATGCCTTGGTATTGGCAAATCGAATCTCCTGCTGGTCAGCGTCCAATGATTGACTACTATGAGAATACAACAGATGGAATGGTTTATGGTGGTACAAAATACCGAGCACACGAAACACCAGGTGGCGTTACATTCCTCTCTCCTTGGGCTTACAATAATACAAGAGATGCAAAGAGTTCTATAACTGCTTTTCTACAACAGTGTGGTCAAACTGGCATATCTTTTGATGCGATTGGTTCTGATTTTGAGAATTGGGGTTGGCTAGGACTTTCTTCCGTTAATCAATCTTTTGATGGTCCTTGGGGTCCAACAGGAGAACCAGCAGCACAAAAAACGGTGACAATTGATGGCATTGATCGTAGTGTTGTTGTTCCTTGGAATGAATTGTACTCTTACTTGCAAGAACCAGATAATCGAATAGCATCAACAATTGTAAAAGATTCAAGATTTGCAGGACTGACAAACTACACAACAGGTCTGTCAATGGGTGGTGCTATAGAGAAAGTCTATAATCAAATTAGACCATTTATGTCTACACTTGTTAATGGGTATGGTTATTCTAATCCTGGTAATGAAGATAATGGTTTGACTGCTAGTCAGATAATGACATATTTTATCGTGGAAGGACCAACAGGAATTTCAGCAGCAACTGGTCCAGCATCAGTTGATGCTTATTATAATCCTGCGCTTCAAAACTGGCAAGCAGCAACAAGAGACAGAGGTCGTGAAATAGGAAATCCTTGGAGGCCACCATATACAAACAGCACATATCCTTTGGCTGCTGGTAAATCTGTCTCAATAAAACTTGCCTGGTTTGCATGGCAAAGAGCACTAGAATCTTTAGTACACGAAGACCACACACAGAGAAAGTGGGTTGACACTCTTCGTGGTAGTACAAGTAAAGAGATGAGAAATGTGGAATTTGCAGAATATGATGCATTCCCTCTATCAGTTGGGGAAGGTGTATTCATTAGAGATCCGTATACGCATCCATTCTTGGCTTTAGGTGAGCAAGAGAACAGCGAGTACATTAACCCAAGTCCAGAACAGTATGGATCTATTTTAGCAGACAGTATAAAGACGGCGGTTTACTATACAAATCCAACAACAGATGAACAAAAGTATATTATTACTATTTGTGATGCAGGGCAAAATCCACCAGCAGGAACTGTAAGATTCGCCCCATCTTTTGATATTACAGCAGCCAGAAGTTGGATTTCATTGCTCATGGAAGTACAGTTGATGAGAGGAATTCTTCGTACTGATCCTAGTGCGTGGTTGAACTATACTCCTTGGGTAAATACTCCTTGGGATAATCCTGATTACAATGGATTCTATCATACAATAGATCCTGTGAACACACCAGACATAGAAAGACGAACCTATTCGATTCAGTACTTTAGAGAATTGGTTTTCCATGCTCTACTCCACGGAGCAAAGTGGTTCCATCTTTTCAATGACATTCCCGGTAATGGTGGACTTGGCCTCTCTGCAAGATATCAAAACTTCTTGCAGGGAGTAACACTCATGCAGGGTATTTTCAATGAATGGAATTCTCTTACAAACTATAACCGTGTTCGTCCAGCATCGAATCCAACAGGAAACTACAATGCTCTTGTTGAAAGGGTGAATCTTTCAGACGCAGGAGCAAATCACGAAGGAGCAACAGGAACACTTATAAGCGGTGCTCGTGTTCTGTCCGCAGATTCTTTCGGACTGACAAGTAGTGTGCCATTCGGAGCAAATCCAAATGAAACCTACATCTGGAGAATATCTGTTCCTCCACAAGGAGTCGGTTGTACATATGATCGTGTTGATATTCCAGGATTTGGATCAGCAACACAGGATCTTCCTCTAACTGTTTATGTGCCAGCAAATGAAACAGGATTCTGGATCAAGAGAACAGGAAATCCATATAAACCCCAATACCGTTGGAGAAAACCAACAACCGATGGAATGGGCACAGTACTGAAGAACAGGGACTCTAGTGCCATAGGTTTCCCCTCAACAAATCCTAACAGTGTGTTTACTGGTGGTGATAGTGATGCAACAATTGGAAGCGGTGCTAACTCTGATATTCGTGTCATTGCTGCATGGAAGAGCGATCCAATACCCTTTGATAAGAGTACAGAAACAACAGTAACTATATGTGCCTACCATCCATCGGGTATACAGCGTGTAGAGGCTTCTCTTAATGGAGGATTAACCGCATCAATTGTAGGAAACTCTCCTATAAATGATCGGTATCAGGAATTCACATTTGGTATTCCCCAAAATCTTCCGCAAACAACAGGGTTCCCAACAGGAACTCTCCATGAGATCCGTGCAAAGATATTCCCTGTTGAAGGAAAGCCCCGTATACTTGGAGGTCAACCGACAGACGCTTCGGTCTACTATACAGCGGCAACATCTCTTATGAGAGTCGCTCCAACAAAAGAACAGGCAAATGAAACTTCATATTTCTTGTGCAATGAAAATCCACATGAAGTATCAGTTCTTAATAATTCTTGGGTAGTGAATATGGGAACTTCTCAGTATAGTGATTTGAGAAATGCAATACTTTTTGAATTAGGAAATCGCACAGGTTCCGATGTGTTAACAGAAGGTTCTGGAGGCAATAATTCCAATGGAAACTGGACTCCTTTCAACAGAAAGTTTGTAAAGATAAAAGTAAAAAATCAAACGAACTCAAATTTAAATATCCTTGGAGATCCTGGAACAGTTTCTGTTGGTGGATTTCTCTTTGTTGTGGATAGAAACGGTGCTCCAACTGGTTTATTTGATCCAACATGGAATCTGCTTGCATCTTCATTTGATTTCTCGGGTAAGGCTCTAGTAATAGAGAGGGACTCTGGATCATCAACAACTCCAACAATGAAGGCGAGCACAACAGGAAACACAAATCCTCCTCCTCGTCCAGCAGGATTTTCCACAGCAGTTCCTGGTGCAAATCAACCGTTTAGCAATCCCAATTCTGTATATGCCATACCTCTAGGATTGTTTAATCCTGGAAGTTTCGATGCATATTGCACATTTCAAAATAGAATATACAGATTAAATAAGAGCCTTGCGGATAGGAGTGGTTCATTTGAATTTGGTGGAGCAGGATTCACTCCTAATGAATTGTCTGCTCCAAGCGGGACAGACACAAGTAATTCCACATGGATATTTGAATCAGGTACAGGAGATTACGAAACAGCAGTTGGAACATCCAGAAGTGTTAATTGTCTAGGAGTAGGAAGAATTAAGTTCAAGAATGTTATAGTAGACCGTGGATCAGTATTGGAATTCTCTGGAAATAACAGGCTTCAATTCGATGGTGTAACTTTTACCTCATCACTACAGCCTCCAACAGAATCCAGAGTTATTGCAACAACACATATGGCTTCATTCACAGGATGTAACATTGATGCTGATAATCCCACACGACATGGATTCAATGGAGCCAGAAGAGTATACGGTTGCAATGCGGCAAATATCTACACTGGAGCATTTATTGATAATCTCATGGTGCAGTCTTCTAGTGCAACAGGAGCACAACAAAAAGACAACAAGTCTGCTAATCCAATACTAAAGAGTAATTTCTCTCTCAAGAATGCAATCTATAGTGATATCACAATTTCTGGATCTTCAGGGGAAAAACTACAAGAAGGTGTCTTGATAGGAACAGGTGGTGGGATAATATCTGGTGTACAGGGTGCTTGTGCAGACCATGAGGGATTGGTGTTCCGAAACATCTCTCTTGATTATGGGGCAATAAATGTTAGTCTTGATAAAAAGGGAATTCTTATAAACGGAAATGCCCATCAAGTTTTCCTTGATGGATTGAGTTTCTCTACAGAATCGGTAAATATTGATAACTCCTACAAAGTGGTTGCCGATGCTCTGCGTACAGGTACTCCTCCTATTAGTGGTTTTGGAGCAAAACCACAAAGAGTCTCTAGTATAGGAGGCACAAGAACTGCCGTGATCTTTGATGATCCTTCTATTCTGCTAAGACCGATTATATTCGGACCAGAAGGCTCAACATTCTCTTCACGAAATTTTGCTGTTGGGGTCAATTACAACACTAATTTTGGAATAACCATGAGTTCTGTTCAAGAGAGTGTTCCGAATATTTCTGAAGCAAGAGCATATATCAGAGGAATACCACAAGTTACTGGAACAGGAGTTATTTCTAACAATAATTTTTCACTCTATATCTCCGGAATGGAGAGCAATGCTGCTAAAATTGGAGGAGTTGTTGGTTGGACTGCACCGTTTATCCAATCAACACTTTCTAACGGGACTGTTCTTGTAAATGTGAGTAGTGGACTAAATCCTGGAAATGTAATCACTGTTGGAGTAACTCTAAGCACATTCTATACACAGAGGTACATTAGTGCAGGACTAACAATTGAACCTGTATCAGGAGCAACATTCCATGTCATGCCATCAGTATTTGATTCTACTGGCGTTTGGAGTGTGAGTAATGGAAATATTCCTATATCGCATTGGTTGAAAGTAGGAAATAATGGTGTTTCGTGGATTACAAATCCAACTACAACTGCCTCAATAAGACTAAAAATACGATCTCCTTTTTCTACAACGCTTACTGGAGATATCGGAAATCTAGTTGTGGGTCCGATACCAACTAGTAATACTTTGTTTATATTAGATTGGAATAGTCCAGGAAAAACAGGAGCGATTGTTGTTGGAGGAGAGACATACGGTCTTGGTACTGCTGCTGCCGCTCAAGAGAATGCAACAACCATAGCAAAAATACCAATACTCTGGACAACAGGACCGTCAGCAGGACAACCAATATGGCCTGGTTCCACGGCAAATTTCCCTGATTTTAGCCGTGGATCTTGGAAAATCATCTATCCACAAGGTAGTCCTGTAGGATAAATACATAGAAATAAGATAAAAGGAGAAAATAATGCCATTCAGAACAACTAATAGTAACCCCAATCCACCCCTGTTTTTGGGAAATATCACTCCAGGAGTTGGAGGAACAGCACTAGGTGCTGCATTAAGAAATTTGGGGATAACAACAGCCAATTTCTTTGGACAAACTAGCAGTAATCCCTCACTCGGGGAAGGACTGTACTTCTCTGTACATGGATCACAGACTTTTAAAGTATTTGGTAATTCTGGAGAGTGTGCAGCAAATGCCAATAGACATTTCACTCTGCTTCCAAACTCTTACGAGTTTATGCCTATAAAGAATCCAGAAAATTTATGGATTGTTGGATCTGCTGCTGGAGCCACTCTATCCGTTCGTGGACACTAAATTCCCTTGCTTGGATTCGAACCAAGAAAAAGAGATCCAAAGTCTCTCGTGTTACCGTTACACTACAAGGGAAAGGAAGAAGTGGGATTCGAACCCACGGTAGACATCGAATGCCTACGCCGGTTTTCAAGACCAGTGCCTTTAACCACTCAGCCATTCTTCCATCAGTGGACTGAGGGGGACTTGAACCCCCAACCTCTGCCTTGCAAAGGCAGCGTTCCCCCAGTTGAACTATCAGCCCAGAATCCGAGAGGCGGGACTCGAACCCGCAAGCCGAAAGGCAGCAGATTTTAAGTCTGCCGTGTATGCCAATTCCACCACTCTCAGTCATGGAGTCGGGGGGATTTGCACCCCCGTCCAGAACCACATCAAAGACAAACTTCTACGGAACCTAGTCCGTGTTCTGTACAGCATCGGGACACGGACATCCCTTTGCAGTTTGCGAATCGTTTAGTTCAACAGCCTTACGATTCCTATGGCAGTCTATCCGATGGTTTGGGAGGGGTAGATATCGGAGTCTCTACCCCTCCCTTGCCGCTTCAAGCAGCGAGACGAACTGTGTTAGCAGTTATTGTGTGGTCGATTTTATACAGAGCCGTTCGACCAACTCTGGTGCGCCGTTTGTCTCCTACTTAGCCTGTCGAATCTACTCGACCCCTTACTCATCATTTCGGGCAAGACGCTCAAAGTATGACATGGCATCTCCCGAAAACTCGTCTTCTTCATTCTCACGCTTGATTTCCTTTGCCGAACGGGACTTTGGAGAGGAACCAAACTGCTCCGCTGCCTGTTCAACCTCATCGTCAAGGTCTTCTGCCCGCTTTGGAGCAGACACAGATCCACCAATGACCGAATCAAACTTACGCTTGAGTTCATCATATCCCTTGAACTCCTTTGGATTGGTGAAATCCTTCAGCGAATACTGACTCTTCCACAGAGCCTCCAACTTCGCATCGTCGCCACCAAAGAGAGCCGCAGGATTGGCAAACTCCGACTTGTCGTAGTTGATGTAGCCATCCACCTTGCGAACCTTCAGTTTAAAATCCGCTCCCTTCCAAAAGTCGAAGGGATTCACAGCCTCTTCATCTTGGAACTGTGGGTGCATCTTCTCTTCAATCTTCTCAAAGATCTTCTTCCCATACTTGTATAGGAATACCTTGCCCTCGTTCTGTGGTGCAGAGGGATCGGAAATGACAAGAATATTGGAGACATACGCCAACTTGCGCTTGCGGTCACGGGCAATAGACTTGTCCGACTCCACTCCGCTGTTCCACAACTCGTTGTTTGCCTCGCAGACTGGACACTTCTGACCAATCGTGGTTGGACAATTCTCAATGAACCATCCACCCTTGCCTTGGAATCCGTGCGAGAACTGGCGCACCCACGGCAGATCCTCTCCATCGCTTGGAGGGAGGAAACGGATTACTGCATAGCCGTTGCTGGACTTGTCAAGGGTGGGCTTCCAAATGCGGTTGTCCTCATAGGACGATTCCCCGCCACCCTTCTTCAATTTCTCTGCCTCATTGAGCAGACGCTTCATGCTGTCGTTTGAATTCTTCTTTAGATCTTTAAAACTCATATTCACGCTCCTTTGTTGTGTACGATGTGTACGGTGTGTTCGATGTGTAGAAGTATATAGCGTCGAAACGGAAAGTCAAGCACCAATCCCGGAATCTGCCAACTTTTCTCGGAGTACCTTGCGGTGCTTGAGGGTATTTGAAAGAACACCTTTCGACCGTAGAAAGGGACGGTACTTATCACAACGCTTTCGTAGAGATTCCCAAAGCGGATCTCCGTCTAGGGCTTTTGTGAAATGGGGAAAGAATCCAAGCATTTCATCCAGTGTTATAAGAGATTCTGGTGAAATATCTCCACGGACAACGGCTTGTAGTAGGGGAGGATGCCCACCGTCAAGCGGTTTGAAAAGCCAATCAAATCCCTTATCTCCTGCAATGCTACAGAGGGTTCCCATGTCCTCCCCAAATTCTTCGGAATAGTTTTGCATACGCCTCTGCCATTGGGAATAGACTTCTTCGTGTCCTCCCTCCATGACTTCTCCGATCCACTGGTTGGGGTTGTGGGCAAGCAGGGCAAAGAAGAAGTCTACAGGATCACCTTTAAAGGTACGAGACAACCGCTCAAACCAATACTTGTCTTTTCGCTTAAGATAGGATTCAAAAGAGGTGTTGGTCTTTCCCCGAAAACGGAAGAAATCATATGAATCAGAGGTGAAATGTAGTTTCACTCCAAGATAGATTTGGAAAAGATCGTAGCCCTTCATAGGGGTAGTTGTGTGGACTTGCCCTTTGGTTTTCCTGGTAGTCGAAAGTGTCTAGTGTCTGCTTCCGCTTTGATTTTAGCAATCATGGGTTTTGTAAGATATCTGGCAATAGCCGCAGGCTCTATTTCAAATTGTTCACAAATCTCCATGACCGCATCAATATATGAAGAATTCTTTGTTTTTGTTCTCTTCTCTATCTCTGCTGCAAAGTCTACAGATCCATCAAACATGGTTTATGCTTCCTTTCTGATGGGTAAAGTATACCCTGTTCATGGTTAAAGTCAAGCCCCAATGTGGTAGTTGTTTATACATATGATAGCAATCGCCATATTCAAGCCTAAACGGATAAATGGGAGCAATTATGTCATCATCTTCAGGACAGGGATTCACAGGCAGTATAGTAAACGGTTTACCCAATTATGTTCTTGCAGACCGCTCTACCATAGGTATGGGCGATGGCGTGACAGGAGCAATACAGTATGTGAAAATTCTTTGGGGAGGCAGCGGAGAAGCCAATCTTGTAAGCGATAGCGCATCTGATCCTAGTGCATTGCCTGTCAGTCTCAATACTCCTGAAAATTATTTCTTAACCGATGCTCTGATTAACGGTATGACCTATACCAATGGTGTGACTGCATTTGCGGTAAAAATACTTGATGCAGCGGGATTGTGTCTAGGAAGTGTAAGTATAAGCCTTGGAGCAGGGTTTACTCTTGAGGCTGTTCGGAGCGGTCTTACTCTTGGGGTGACATTTGGAGCAATCACTGCTCCTGCTGCTGGTATTGCAATAAAGAACGCTGTTGTTGGTGGAGCGACACAAGCACTAGGAATCACAGGTTCTGTTTATGTTTTGGGTGGAACTGTTGCTGTAAGTGGATTAGACCTTAGTTCTTTGAGTTTTAGTAGTGGGTTAACTATTGCTGGTATATCAGCAGGGGTGACTCTACCTGTTCTCTTTTCTGGAGGAACTCTTGACGGTATATCAAATACAGTAGGAACTAGAATTAAAGGTATTGATGGGGGGGTTACATTTGCCGCTGTTCTGTACTCACCTGGTGGTACATTCTTGGGAAGTGGTCTATGTGGATCACTGCTTGTATCTGGTGTGACAGGGGCAATCCCTGTCGGTGTGACTTTTGGAACCTTGACAAGTTTAACAGGTTCTATTAATATTCTAAACACTCCCACCGTAAAGATAGACTCTACTGATAATACGGTAAAGATAGCCTCTACTGATAATACGGTAAAGATAGCCTCTAGTGATAATACGGTAAAGATAGCCTCTACTGATAATACGGTAAAGATAGCCTCTAGTGATAATACGGTAAAGATAGCCTCTACTGATAATACGGTAAAAATCCAACCAACTTTGACCAGCACAGGCACAGCAGGACAGGCTGGTGGAGGAACAACATTTAACTCTGTATTGACAAATTTCAATGGTGTTCCGATTGGCTATGATGTGTCTGGTGGAGTTGCAACATTCCGTGGATTCCCTGTGCATGGAGTATCTGGTGCAACTGCCATCCCTGTCCAAATAGTTGGCGGCTTGAGTGGTATTACTATTACGGGATTGGCATTCCCATCGTCATTTGCTGTGTCAGGTGGAACCTTAGCCGTATCTGGTGGAACACTAGGCTTTGTTCAGATTGGCTCTATCTCTGGTGGAACAGTAAACATTGGAAATACTGTAACTGTCGCAGGAAGCGTGTCATTTAGCAATACTTCTCTTGATGTCAATGTGAGTAACACTGATGACGCAAATGCAATTGCAGTAGCACCTGTTTCTGGCTGGAAAGACTCTTCGAATACATCTCTCAAAAGCCATCTAGATGGTCTTACCGTTGCTGTAAGCGGTTTGAACTTTAGTGGCGGTCTTTCAATTGTTGGAGCAACGGCCATTCCTGTAGGAATTACAGTTGGATCAGGTGCAAGTGCATATGCCTTGGGAGGACTAGGAGTAACATTTGCCTCTATAACCATCTCTGGTACTCCACAAGTCTCTTTGAGTGCGGCTTCATCAATTGAGGTTGAAGGTTCCAGTAATTCTAGATTTACGGCTCCTGTTGGGGTTACGCTTAATGCTTTGCCGTTAGGTATTACAGCGGTCGGAATTTCTGGAGCAACAAGCAGTACTGTTCTTGGAGTTGGATTATACGGAAGAGGTATAAGTGGCTTTGTTCCTATTGGAGCGTCTGGTAATGCGCTAAATGTAACAGTTGTTGGCGGCTTAAGTGGAATCACTATTACCGGTTTTGCATTCCCATCATCATTTGCTGTGTCAGGTGGAACCCTAGCCGTATCTGGTGGAACACTAGGCTTTGTTCAGATTGGCTCTATCTCTGGTGGAACAGTAAACATTGGAAATACGGTAAATGTGGGCGGAAGCGTAACTGCTTCTATTAGCAATACCCGTGTTCCAGTATTCCTTGCCGATTCAAGCGGCACGGCGATCAGCAGTATAGATGCAGTTCCTGTGTTTGGATATGCAGGGGCGACTGCCTTGAGAGTTGTACTATCAGACCAACTTGGAACTCCTCTTGCTTTTGGAGCAAGTGGTGCTTCAGGAACAATCATTGGTGTTCCTGTTGTGGGAATCTCTGGAGCAACAGCAGTAGGCGTAACAATAGGGGGACCAATCGGTCTACGGGGAATATCTTTTGGAATGACATCAGGTGTAACCTCTATTGGTGTCCTCTTTACAAATAACTTTGGGGTTCCTCTTGGCCTATCGGGAGCAACTGTTGTTGGTATGCCTGTGTTTGGAATCTCTGGAGCAACTGCAATTGATGTGCGAATTGTTGCAGGAACATTCGGAGTAACTCTTAATGCAACTATCAACACTTCAGTAACTTTTGGTGCAACTCTTGGTGTTCGTATCACAGAGGGTTTCTCAACTGGCGCAACATCAGGTGTAACAGGGATTGGTGTACTCTTCGTGAACAACTTTGGGGTTCCTCTTGGCCTATCGGGAGCAACTGTTGTTGGGCTTCCAGTGTTTGGAGTCTCTGGAGCAACAGCAATAGGAGTAACTTTTAGCGGTGTAAGCATCAGACCAGTGCTTGGAAGTAGTGGTATTGGAGGTTTGAGTGGTGGAGGAACTACATTCAATACAGTGCTTACAACTGTTGCAGGAGTTCCTATCGGTTATGAGTTAACAGGTGGAGCCGCAATATTCCGTGGATTACCTGTACACGGAGTATCTGGTGCAACAGCAATTCCTGTTGAAGTTACTGGTGCAGGACTGAAATTCTTTGACGGTATAACTTATAACAATGATGGTGAGGCTTTTATTGGAATATGGAACACAGTAAAGATCACAGGCGATTCTTCATTAAGAATAGGTGTGACTTTTGAAGGAACTGTAAGACTAGAAGCACAGTTCTCAACAGGAGGCCAAGCCTTCGTGAGAGTCGGAACTACAGACGGTGTCTTTGTAGGAGTTACAGGTACTGTTGCACTACAGACATTAGCAAATGGCATCACAAGAGGTGCAACAGGAGTAGCAGTACTCTTCGCAAACAACTTTGGTGTTCCTCTTGGCCTATCGGGAGCAACTGTTGTTGGGCTTCCAGTGTTTGGAGTCTCTGGAGCAACAGCGATAGGAGTGACCTTTGGTGCTATTACCTTTGGTGCTGCTGGAATGGGCGTGACCTTTGGAGGTATAACATTCAGCACAACAAGAACCGTTATCGTTGGGACATCGTTTGCTGGAGGCGGTGGCAATCTAGGACTACCTGTATTTGGAGTCGCTGGTGCGACGGCTGTCCAGGTCAGTGTTGTTGGAGGAACAGTTAGTGGAATCTTTACAACAGAACCAGGTGGAATAACAGTAACAGCCGTACCAACAGGTATTCCTGTCTTTGGTGTATCTGGTGCAACAGCAATGGGTGTCACCTTTGCAGGAAGAGTAACGGTTACAGGTGGTGTATATCTCCTTGGAACCGCAGGAATAACATTTGGAGGAATCACAGGTTCTGTAAGTATTGTTGGCACTCCTAGTGTTAGTATACCCAGTGCTGTAAGTGTACAAAACACCAGCGGTGGTTCCCTAAAGGTAGAACCTTCATCGGCATACAGTTCCAATAAAATTGTTTCGGGAAGCACAGCAGACACAGGCTTTATTGTTGTACAAAAGCCTGGAGTAAAGTTTGCCCGTGGTCTGACCCTGAGTACAGATTTTATCAATGTAACTGTTGTTGGCGGTATAACCGCAGTGTCGATCAATACCTCTCCTGTTTGTGTAACAAAGAACTACACTGGAGAGATAGATGGTGTAATCAACGGAGAGATCTCTGTTCCTCTAAAGCACGGCTTGTATGTACAGATGACAAAGTGGGATCTTCTTTCCCATGTCTATGTTGGATACACAGCAGCATCTCTTTCAGAATTTGATAGACACGCACAGGTTCTGTACCGAGAGTACCAGGTTGCGCCAATCTGGGGAAATGCTATGGAGCAGTTCCGTCAGTTTGCAGGAAATAGTGGAAACTCTTCTGCATTTGCTAACAACACTATGGCAGATGGGTCAGATCTGTCGGCTAATGTCGAGACACACCCTGTCCAGAAGCAGTTTGTTGGTGTAATTGAAAAGCCCACACGCATCTTTATACCGTGCCGAAACGCAGGAGAAGTGTACATCAAGGTCGTGGGAGACTACACCAATCACACAATCGGATCAGGCTTCTGGAATTTCGAAGGAGGAACGGCAGAATGGTCTGCACACACACTCTATGAGCGTGGCTTCTATGCATCAGATATGAGTGCAATCAATGCTTTCATAGGAGGAGATACCGATGGAGGAAATCCTGCTTTGAATACAGACGGTAGTCTTGTAGAAGGTCTTCCTGGAATAGTAGTTGCTCAACCTGGTTCAGGTATAGCAATACAGAAGATACTAGATTCGTATCAGAACAATCCGTTCATACGAATTTGGGGACACTAAACGCTAACCCTTTAGGCTTGGGGAGGCGGGGAGGGCGGCGACTTCTTTGGGGTCAGTCGCCCTTCTGCTATACCCTTCTGTATGTTGGCAAGCAGTTCTTCAATCTGAATCTTACGAGGTTCAGAGTTATTTCCAGCCTCATAGTTGGAGAATCCAGGCATCTTTCGTGGACAGAGGAGAACAGGGTAGTCAATCTTGGTGTATTCGCCCTCTTTGCCGTTGAGCCACTTGCCGGGCTTGTCTCCACAACCGCAGTCATTGCAGTAGAACCGACCGTCTTCAACCTTGCTTGGACGAAGGGCAGGACACACAGGAATAGAGTGACCGTCTCCAAAGCACGAAAGCATACGAACATCTTTGATTGAAGGATCTGCTCGTTTATCATCAAGACCACGAGAAAAACGAGCACGAAGATAAGCCGCCATTTGTCCAAAAGTAGGAACTGTCATCTTTAACTCCTTTGCTTTTGTGTACGGTCGTAGTGGTCAATAGCCATTTTCAACCTTGGAACATAGTCATTAGTATTGCGAATAATCTCCTGCACAATGCCGTCTTCACAGGAGATAAGTATGACAATCTGGGGAACAGCCATTCCTGTGCGCTCTTGCCACATGATTGCATAGGCAGTTGCTTGGAGGAAATAGTTCTCAATGTCTTCGATACGCTTGGCTTTGGTTGAACCCTTGAAGTCCACCACCGAGAGTTTGCCACGGTATTCCGAAATACAATCGGTACGCCCTGCAAGACGCAGTAGATCGCTCCACAGGGGAACCTCTTGCCCCCATATTCTGCCAAAGTTCTTTAGATAGGGCTGTAACTGTAGAGCAAGATAGGTTTCGTCCCGCTGTTCAAGCGTTCCTTTGGAGAGCCAATCTTCCATCAATTTATGAAAATTAGTTCCACGGCGAGTGACCCGTAGGCTCTCTTGTGGATTCTCTTCTCTCCACTTGGCGAAGAACTTGTTCTTTTCCCATCCAACAACAGTAGTAACAGAAGGATACACCGCACCGCTAGGCGTGGTATACTGTCGTTTTCCATTCTCTTCTGTTGTGGATTGTATATCCCAATCTATGGGCAGCGGGTCATAATGCATGATTCACGGTATCCTCCGCAGTTATTTATGGCGCAAATTTTTGACTGCTTTGCGTACAAGACTCTCCGTTAGTTCTGCCTTCTTCTGAAGTCCTATTTCGAATTGACGGTCTTCGTTTGTCTTGTTATTTTCTTTTGTTGGCTTTGGTTGATTCTTCTGCATGGCTTAATCCTTCTTACCTTTGGCTCGGCTCTTGCTTTTCTTTGGTTCAGGTGGAAGGGTAGTTACAGGAGCCTCTGCCTTTGGTGCAGGGGTTGTAACAGTTGCCACAGTGTGTGGCTTTTGCCCAAAACCAAAGAGCGACTTTACCCATTCTATTGCTTTTCCTATGAATGCCATGTTGTTTCCTTATGGTAATGACTTGATCCTCTTCAACTGGTCTTGGAGTTCTTTTACCTGTGCCTCAAGCCTTTCAATTCTCTTGAGCAATTCCTGTACCAGTTCGTTTTCACCATTTTCCATAACAATCTCCAGTATTTAGGAGATGAGCAACCTTGCCCACCTCTCCCAGTCCTTCTTTCCCTCAAGAGCCGCATACATTATTGCATTTCTTGTGGGAGCAACAGGTCTTTTATGTAGGTGCATTCCTGCTTCTTCGGGTGTGCGATTAGACTTTCTGCGGTTGCAGGGCTTGCAAGCCGATACGATGTTATCCCAAGAGTTGTCTCCTCCTCGGGATCGTGGCATCACATGGTCAAGGGATGCATTCTTTGAATTGAGATGGCATCCACAGTACTGGCAACGGTTGCCGTCCCTGCGGTACACATTCCGCTTTGATGGGGACTTTGAGCGGAAAAACGGAACCCGCACATATTCACGAAGAATAATGACCGATGGCAACTCAAAGTCGCCACTGGTCGTTTTTATCTTATAGCAGTCGTTGTGGTTGTAGGGTTTTTCTGCTTTTTGGGCAAAAAGCAGTTTGACTGCCTTTACCCAATCAATGATATCCAAGACTTCTTCCGAAGCGTTCAGTAGCAATACATCCATAAGCACCTCTTTCAGAGTAGTTAGGGATACTCTATCTCAAGAACTACATGAAGTCAAGATAATAGGTTTCTAGAATCTTCTTCTTTTTATTCTCTTGCCTATTCTTCGTGACCTTGCTGTTTTTCTGTTTATTGAGGCTTGCTTTCCTCTTCGCTTTCTAGCAGCCCTACGGAGTTTCATTTTCTTTCTACGAAGAACAGCGGCAGGAATACGACGAATTTTGCCTTTTACAAGAGTGTACCCTTTTCTTCCTGCGGTCTTGCCTCTCTTTATCTTTCCACCACGAACACGAATAATTCTTCGGACTCTCTCTAGAAGATACTCACAATCTGCCTCTGCTGCTTCTAGAGTATCTTCAATGATACATTCATCATCTTTTTGAAGAATTTCTGCCTGTTCGAAAATGAAACTCTTGTATGATTTCATCTTTTCAACCGTTTTTCCACTATAGATGAAGCGAGTTTTGAGACTTGTTCATTCGTACTACTCTTCTTTCTCCACCCTCCACCTAGCCGTTTGTACAGTTTGGAAGCCCATGCGTTGGAATATGCTGATGGGTGGACATCAAAGCCCTTGCCATCGTTTGGACCTGTGATGGTTTCTCCACCGTGTTCCATAGAGGATATGCGTCCCGCCACAAGGTCTTGCACTTTGCCCCATAACTCTGGATTTGTTGGCTCGTTTTCTGATGCCTCTCCGAGGATATCGTTAACACTCTTGTCCGAACGCCACATCTGGCAAGACCAGTATCGTGCCTTCCACTTTGGACCAACATCATCATCACAAGAGTGACGAGAACGGAAAGCCTTTAGACGGTCGGGATCATCACGCTTGATGCTCATGTTAGGATCACCAAACCGAACTTTAACAATATTTCCATTGTCGTTCTTTGTATATACAGCAAACTTCTTCTTTTCTCCTGGTGTACGGAAAGGCTTGTTTAGTGGCTTGCCCTCACCGTCCTCTTCAGTTATTGTCAATCCTGTTTTATTGTCACGAAGAGCACGCTTTATCATGTCTTGTACAGTTTTGATATCAGCAGAGAACTCCGCAACAATTCCTCGTTGCTTGTTGTGTTCTTTTTTGTCTCCTGCTTTCTTTGCTTCGTAGGCTAACTTTTCGTGTTTCTTGATGAGGTCTATAAGGTCTTTGATTGCTTGTTTCATTTCATCAACGGAAACCTCTTTGCCCTCTTGAACCTTGTTAACACCTGTGGATACACGAACTGGCTCTGCTCCACCACCTGGTTTTCCTTCTCCTTTTTTGCCCATTCCTGCCTCCCTTTGTGCAGAACGCTTGCGACGAACAAACGATGCTATGCCTTCTTTGCCTAATTTTTGTGCTTTTTCGGGAGATAGGCAAGCGGCATATGCTTCCCCTTCATCCGCATCTCCGCATTTTCCTATTCTTTCACCCTTGCTGTTGTAACGATCCCAACCTGGTGTACCATCGGCACTCTGTCGGAACCATTTACCTAGACCAGAGTCACGATAGGTTTCTTCAATCTCTTTTCCTCTGCAATGAGCACGCTGCGAGAAGCCTTTTGGATTTTCACAATCAATAGAATCCTTGTACTTCTGTGACCACTTTTCATTCAGAACCTTGTCAACAATGGTCTTGACAGTTTCCACGACCGCAGGATTTTTAGGAGTTTTCTTTGTGGGTTTCTGCTGTGGTTTCTTCTCTACAGGTTTTCTGTCAGGATTTCTTCTTCTTGGTTGTTCTTGTGTTCCTATACCAGAGAATACCTTTGCGTCTTGTTCGCTCTTAAAATATCTTACGCCTTTGACATTACCCACAGATCCAGATTGGTTCTTTGCACCAAATCCTGTTTTTGTTTGCCAAACATCGCCTGGTTTTGCTTGCATTGCAACCGTTGCCATTCCCTTTTTCTCTTTGTCTGTTGGAGTAGGCGCAGCCGCTCCTGTTGCATCTGTTGCTTTTTTGGTTTTAGTCGCCCCTGTTACACCTGTGGTTGGTGCAGCGGCTCCGGTACCACCTGAAGGCGATGTAGCCGCCCCTGTAACACCAGTTGTACCAGAGGTGGATTTGTCGGTTGTAGGAGCGACAGGCTTGCCTTTACCTTTTTTAGCACCGCTAGATTCCTGTTCTGCTGCGGCCTTTGCCCGGTCACGCATTCCTACCCAACCTTTGTCGTTTGCTTCAAGCCATGTTCTGCTCTCTTTTTGAGCGGTATCAACTCTCGCAAGGCGACGATCAAGTGCTTCGATTCTGTCGTAGTCTGGCATGGACGATGATTCTGCTTCTGCTTTTCTTGCTTGAAGTCTTTGTCTTGATTGTTCCAAGAACATTGCATGGGCACGCTGATCGTATTTGTTTTCCGATGGCTTGAACTTTGCAGCATAGTCGGACTCTATGGACTCAAGTTTGCTCATGTTTTCGACGGCAATTTTGCGACGCTCTTTTTGCATATTAAAGCGTGCTTCCAGTTCTGTTGTGTCTCCCCCTGCTTGCTTTGTCAATTCTATGTCAGAACGAAGAGTCTCCATTTCTGAACGAATCTCTTTTTCATTCGATGCAGCGATCTCATGTGCCATTGAGAATCTTTCACGGGCAGCACTAGGGCAATTCTTGTCCAATTGAACACCTGTGACTCTACCAGAGGCATCGCCAACAATCTTTTCTACGATAGGCGTTCTTAATAGTCTGCCTACTAGAAACTCTATTTCCTCTATGAGTTCAAGAATTTGTGGTTTCACTGTCTTCCTTTCAAGTAGTTATGCACAGAGGAAAGATAATCTGCTGCCTTGGTGATCTTGGACTGTACCCATGCCTCAAGTTCCATATCTGAAGAGAGCATATCCGATATAATACTGGCATGGTCAGAGATGTTCTTTAGTTCTCCCTTTGCCATATCTACTTCATCTCCAGGTGCATCACCTGTGGTGCTTGGATTTTCAGTCAGTATTTTGATAATTTGCTCTTGCAGCCGCTTGTTCTCATCTTGCATAGGAAGCCCTCCGTGTATGTTTATTTAGGCTTTTTGCTAGTGAGGCGAGTTCTGTAATGTATTGGTGAAATGTTTTCATACTGCTACTTGATCCATTAACCATTGCGTGATGATTCTATCATCGCCGCCAAATTCATCTTTATTGCAAAATATAGTCTTTAGCATTTTAACTGGCTTATAGGAGATTATCTCTCTTTGATATGAAAATTGCCCTGCGAGTCTTGGTATGTTTGTATATTTGTCTGGATTCATAAAGAATGAGTTCCGAGAGCGTTCAAGGTCAGCAATAGCAAGAATATGATAAGACTCTTTGTTTCTGCGATACATCTTACCACCAAAATCTTCCACAAGTTTGGGAAGAGCAGCGAGGTCTACAGTCCATGAAGAAACTACATTCCTTATGTTCGTATATGTGCCTCCACGGACTATTCCCCTATTTCCGCTAACAGATATATTAAAGTTGCTCTTCATTATGTCCACAGGTAAATCAGACATCAAGCGATATGCATATTTGTATGATTTTGGCACACGAAGAATATCAGCGTGTTTTCCTGCTTTTTGTGCTGCAATTAATTTTGGTAGTTCTTTAACCAAAGCAGCATCTCGCCCTCCAAAGTAGTGCTTTTGGAAAGCCTCCCAAGCATCTTCTTCATCCTTTGTGTTTTTCTCTGGTGGTTGTACAACATCTGTTCGCTCTGGAGCGAACAGCACATTTCCATAGTCTTCTTTCAACCATCGTTTAAGAGATTTCATCTTTTTCCTTATTTTCGTGCATTAGGTTCGCATATTTTCCCTGATCTGCGATCCAGTCTTCAATGTCACCCATCTGCTGTCCTGCATCTTTCAGTTTTTTCTTCAACTTTTTCTTTGTCTTTGCTATTATTCTAGAAACAGCAGATGCTCCACTTCCAACAAGTTTCTTTACACCCTTGACCAAAGCCGTACTCTCTTCCATAGAGTTTTGTCCATTTAGTGCTTTGGATAGACCATTAACAGCAGACTCATAATTATCAAGAGAAATAGAAGACTTTGCTCCTGCAAGTTTTAGTCTCCCCTGTACACGATATCCAACAGAACGATAGGGCTTACCGCCAGATCCTGCTGGTCCTGGACGCATCTCTATGTCGATGTCTCCCTCAAGCATGGGAACCCCAAGACCCAACACATCATTGCCTGTATGGAAGAGTCCCATTCCTCCAATTTGAATGTAATCCACATTCTTCTTCTGATAGTGTTGACGAATCCATTGTGCATTGTATCGTATCTTCTTGTTTGTTGGAATAATAAGTCCCGCTTTCTTGGCGGCTTCCCAATCCTTGTTCTTTACCTTTAGTGGGAAGCCCAATCCTTCTTCAGTATCGTAAAAAGGATCGCCAAGAGAAGAGAAGTGGTCCAGGAGTTTGTCAAGATACTTTACAACAGGGATAAGAGCATTAGAGAACATCTTCACATCTTCTTCTTTGATTTTGGTAAAATCAAAACGGTCTACAAGACGATCAGGGAATGACCCAACGAACCCGTCTGCATCTCGTTCATAGTTAATAGATGTACCGCCCATCTGTGCGTTTCCGTCCATCTTGATCTCCATGTTAATGGTTTGACCATTGATGGTAAAAGAAGCATCTCCGGATCCAGCAGATGAAAATGCTCCACCAGCACTCTCTATTCTCTTGAAATTAGGATACTCTTTGGCGAGTCTGTCCATGACAGCCTCTACCTTTTTCTCATAATTCACTCCACCCATTCCTACAGTTTCTGTGATATATTCTTTGAAAAGTTTCATCTGTTGCTCCTGAATTGATGTTTATTCAGGAGTATGTAGGCTTGGGCTATTCTATAAAAGGAGGAGATTGCATACCATACCTCCCTGTATGTGTTTTCTAAATCCTATAATATCTAGGATTATTTGGATTTAGAGATCATTTTATAAGATGAGAGAGTGTTTTCACCGCTGATTCGTAGTCATCAAGAGTGTGTTCCATTTGCACCATGCTGAACTGTATTCTTCCTTGTACTCTTAATCCAACACCACGAACCAAACCATATCTTGAAGGCTTTGATCCAGAAGCACCTGCTCTGATTTCAACACGAATATTTCCATTCAAAAGAGGAACAGGAAGATGTAGTGGATTTTTACCAGTATGAAACAATCCACATCCTCCTATCTGAATATAGTCTACACCTTTTGAAAGATAGTGGTTTCTTATAAAACTAGCGTTTTCTTCAATAAAAGCATTTATTGGTTTTATTAGACCTCTAGAAGTAGCAATGCTCCATGCCTCTTTTCCCACTACCATTGGAAACCCTTCTATGTTCTGATGGACCTCAAATGGATAAGATGCTTTTAGTTCTCCAATTAGTTTTTCTATTGCGTCTGATTTTGAATTCAAGACTGCACGATATATGTCTATCATTTCTGGTTCTATTCCCTCTGACTTTAGGAAAGAAAATCTTTCTTCCTTGGGAAGGGAAGAACGATATCTCACAGAGGTTCCTCCCATCTGTGCCTTTTTGTTCATTTTTATTTCAATATAATATTTCTGCCCATTTATTTTTAGAGTGAGATCTCCTGATCCTGCACTAGAAAAACCTCCACCCACATCCTCTAGAACAGAAAGTTTTGGAAAGTTTTCTGACACCTTTTCACATACGGATCTAACATCTTTTTCATACGCTAAAGATTTTTGTGTTTGTTTTGTTTTCTCTTCCATTTTGTTTCATCCATTTGGATTTCCAAGCATTTGCTTTAGGTGTTTCTTTCCACCTATTGCCCGAACATATTGTCCGTTGCCTTTCCACTCTATTTCTTTTCCACGAAGTACTCTACGAACAATAGACTCATCGTCTACGACTGGCGCACCACGGGATATAAGTATGTCGAGTATTTTTCCGCTTGCTTCGCCATAACTCCCCTGTGTCTTGAGAATGTCTACGGCTTTCTTCAGCACCTGTCGCTTGGCTTCGGCTCCACCATCGGAACCAATTGTTGTCATCTTCTTGCCGAAAAGTGTGGTCTTTGAGAGTATAGCCGCATCCACATCATCGGGTTCGTCTGTGTCTATGACATCGGTGATATTGTTGTCCGCAGGAACAGAGTCGGCATTGGGAAAATCAGGATGACCACCGACAGGAGCATAGGCGGCATTGACGATATCAAAGATGTCTCGCTGAACATCAGTGTTCTTACGAACCTCTGCGGTTGCCAGAGATTTCCACTGGTCTTTATTTCGCACAACACCACGCCCTGCCTCTGCAATGAAAGTCTTGAATGAAACGATGCTCTCGCCTATGACATCATAGATGCGGTAGCCCGGATACTTGCGCTTTAGTTCTGCAAATATTCTGTCAAGTCCACTACTAGAGAATTTTGCCCCGTCTTCGCTTGTGGCACTAATGACCTTGCGCTGGTGGTCAATTCTTCCCTGCACAACAGGAGTAACAGAGCGTTCAATCTTCAGCAACTCTGGAAAGACATCCTCATGGGTATCACGAACAGGGTCTTTTGGACTGCGTATTGTTACACGGGTCATGCCTTTTGATGGCTTTATTTCTGATGAAGCAATCCACAGTTCAGGAATCTTGCCCCCTGTTGATACTCCCCATACCTTTTGACGGATACGCTCCATCTCCTGCTCTTGGTCTTTTTCATATGGTGAAACGGAGTGTCCGTAGTCAAGATATGCACCCGCAGTATCAACCATGTCTCCAACAATATCAGGGTGCATTTTCAATACATCACGCACCACTTGTTCTGTTTCCCGTTTTGTCTTCTTTACTGTATCCCTAGTGGATTTCTTGCGGGCTTCGCTCTCACGACTCCATCCAAGCGCATCGGTAATAATATCCTTGTGATCGAATGCAAGGCGTGGAAGACGCTTCACAGAAATCCACTTTGCATCAACAGCATCATCCTGTCCACGCACACGCTGACCCATCTCTGCGGGAAGAGTGATGGTGTATGCATACGAGATTGACCATGCTGTTTTCGTATCACGGGGATCTCGACCGCCTCCCTTGTATATTCCAACCGAACGCAATTTCGAGCGCATCTCTGCTGGAATCTTCAACCCTGTCTCTTCCTCTAGTTCACGGAGTGCAGCATCGGCAATGGATTCTGTCTGTCCTGCCTTCCACTCTCCTCCTGCCTTTGCGGTGGTGTTTACGAATCCACCTGGTATTGCCCACTTTCCGCCTTCGGTCTTGCCAGGTTTACGCTTGATGAGCAGTACCTCAAGTCCTCCATCTTTTGCAGGACGGAATACCACAAGATCTACCGTTGGATTTGCTCCTGTATAGCGGTAGCCCTCTTTGGCTTCGGTGATGAAGTGTCTAAAGTCTATCATAGTGGGTTTCCTACCATCATCTTTGTCATCCGTTTTCCACCAGAGAAGGTTCGGGTATACCAGCCATCGCCTTCCCATCCATCCATCTTGCCGTGCCATTCGAACTCTACCTTTGGGTCACTCTTGACGATCTTCTCTACACGCTTTGGATCGTTGATAGGCTTTACTCCCATGCCCATGAGTATCTGTGCGGGTCTTCCTGATATTTCGGTATAGTTCCCACGAACAGAGAGTATATCCTTTACCCGCTTCATCATCTGACGCTTCGCTTCCTGCGAACCGTCTGTTCCCATGCCGTGTATAATTCTACCTTTACCCCTTTGCTGTGTGAGTATGACAGCATCAATGGCAGAATCATCATCGGTATCTATGACATCAACATCATCGGTTCCCACAGGATCAGAAGAGGTAAACTGCCTATGTCCCGTAGGAAACTGTGAGTATACAGACTGTAGAATCTCTCCAATCTGCTTGGCAACATCGGTGTTTCCCTTTACCTCGTTGTTCGAAAGGGTAGACCATTTTCCCTTGATGTAGCCTTTAAAACTCTTCATTCAATTCTTTCCATTTTTTCAGGCATATCCGAACCCAAGATGTCTTGTAGTTCATCAAATACCTCGTTGTACTTCTTTACAAGTTCAACCCATGTTTGGTTTACATATGCCTTTGCAGGAGTTTTTGTACCGATCTTTACAACCCGTGTAACTTCTGTTTCTCTTCCAACAGAGTTTTTTGTTCCTAATTTGTTTGCAAACCATTCAGAAAAGATACAGCCATCATCTGTAGGCATGGTGTAAACAATGGGTACATTCATGCCCTCCATTATTTCTTTGTATGCATAATCCATTGTTCTAAGTATGGAGCGGACGATACTCTTTTTCTCGGATTTTGATGCGGCTTTGAAACCATTTGCCTGTTTGAGAATGAACTTAAGTTCTGGTGATGGGAGTACCGATACCGATCCACCAAACAAACCTTCTTGTGTTGCGAAATTGGCTGCTACTGCTGGTTCTGCTGCCCAACTCTGTATGGCTCTGTTCGCCTTGTACTCTACAGGAACACCAACATATGTTTTTGCCTTCTTTCCACTACCGATTTCCAATAGGTCTTTGGATTTTAGCAATCTATCCAAGGGTAGGATTCTTTTTGCAACACTACCGTCAACTCCTATTCCACGCCATACCACACTAACAGTTGGTTCGAATTCGTTTGGATAGTCTTTGACACATTTCTTGATAAACTCGAAATCTGCAACCATCTTGTTGTCGGCGTGTCCATCACTGTACATTGCATCTCCACCTACCCAGTCGCTAACACTCATCTCTATTTCGTCTTCTCTTTTGGTGTTCTGTTCACGGCTTCTGTATTTTCCCTGCTCTATTCCAAATACTAGACGCTGAAACACCTTTGTGCATGGGTTTTTGTTGAATTCTTTTTCCTTCTCTCTTTTCTCTTTGATTTTACCCTTTTGGCCTTCAAGTTTCTCAATCGAAGTCTCTATGGACTTTCTCATCTTTGTATTCTCTTTTTGCCACTTGGCTAGACCTGTCTTTTTTATCTGATTGACTCTGCTTGCAGGAAAGTCCAGAAGAGATCCAGACCTGTCGTCAAATCCCAACTGGCGCACATTATCCTTAAAGTTGCCAATAAGCGGATAGACTGCTGGTTCCAATCCAATTCCTTCATCAAAGAACAGTCTCACGAGGTCTAGTCCTGACTTCATTACACCTCTAAACCACTTACGCTCTTCCTCCTTGGTCATGTCAGAGAACCAAGGAGGAAGATCTCCAATCTTTTTGGATGCCTCTTGGAGTTCTCCAATGGCTTCACGAAGAGAGCCGCTCCGCTCCCCTGGCGGTTCGCAACCGCAACGGGCAATGGCATCCCGCACGGATTCTCCCGTGTCGGTATCCACTCCACGAAGAACATCAAGAACTATGGCTCTCCATGACCGCATGGGTTATCCTCCGTAGGCTACGCCCCGCACAAAGAAGTGGTCTTCGTGACTGGTGAATCCAAAGCACTCCCGTGCATACTCTATGACAACTGCTGGATCAAACTTCTTGCAGGAGTACAGGTCGAGGGTAATGAAATGGGTGGGTTCAATCGAATGGATCTGTATGCCACTCTCTATGAGGGGAACCCATCCGCTCACTCCTGCCTTCTCGGGATACACTTCAACACCGTTTTGTGTTGGTGCATGGATAACCACAGGCTGACTCATGCGTGTCATGCCGATTCGGTCCACCAGACGCTCAAGAAAGCGATAGGTCAACTCCATGTCATCGGCTGTGCCGGGCTTGCACCCGTACATATCAAGGTAATATGAATACCCGAAAGGTTTTTTCATTCGAGTGGACTCCCATCCATGTAGAGGTTTCTACAGACCCAGCCGTAGTCGCCTTCTTCCATCTTCTTCTGGGCAGTGTTCATTCTGTCTTTCATCATTCCGAGACGCTTGTCCTGTAGGAACTTGATGTGGTCTTCAACCATTTTGATGCTTTTCTTCCAACTGTTCATGCATTGGATTGCCTCACGCTTTTCGGATGCGCTTTCGTGCATAGTCTCCTCGTATCCCATAAAGGGTCTTGGCTTCTTGTTGCAATCCTTGCCTTTGCATGGCTTTGGCTTTGGTTTGCCCTTTCCACCCTTCATAGGCTCGACCACGGCATCGTCACCGTACATACGGGAATCTGTTTCGTGGAGAGGGGCTTCTGATTCTTTCAGGGAGTTTCCTTCCTGAACGGCACGGTATGCCCTTGCCAGTGATTCCAAAAGGTCGGCTTCGGTGCGGTCGGTCTGTACAGAATTTGCAGGAGCGGGTGGAACCCCGCCTCCAAGAATGGTCTGCACCATCTGTGCTGTTTCGCTCTTTGCTATGCGCTCAAATTCGTTGTTTGTCTCCATCGCTCTACCTTCCTTTATTCCTAGTTTATTTAGTGCTGCTTCCCGTTGTCCTATCCCTGCGAGTGCCTCTCTTGGCGACTTGAAGTGTCCTACAGGGACCTGTGAATCGTCTGGAACTCCACGCCCACTGGTGTCGCCCTTGTAGAGCAGGAACGCTCCAGGACTAGGCTCATGGAGAAAGTACCAGTTCTTCCCAGAACGGGTCTTCCAGCCCATAACAACACCCATGCCCTGGTTTAGTCCTGCAATAACTGATTTTTGCCATTTATTCATTTCATTTTACTCCGTATTGCTTGTCTATTGATGCCCATTCACCCTTGCAGAAGTCTACGACTGCCTGTATGTAGGCGGTAATCTCGTTCGGGGTGATCTTGCCCATAGAGGGGTTGAAGCCGCTGCCTTTGCCCAGGCGACCCACACGCTCCATCTTGCCGATGCTCTTCTTGAAAGCCCTGGCAATGGCATCAACACGGGCAGGATCGAATTGCTCAGAAGTGCCGTCGTTCCTGCCGTAGTACTGGTTTGACCCGTTCTGTAGACCCGAGAGCACGGACATGACCATCTCTAGGCGGCTCATTGCCATGTCGCCGCTCTTCCAGTCTTTCAAGACCTCTTGTGCATAGACAAGCCACTCCTTGCGGTTCCTGAAACTCTCTGGCATCATGCGAAAGTGCTTCTGTGCCATTGTCTCGGGCTTGCCTGGTTTCTTCTCGTTTCCCCCAGCCTCGTCCAGTTCGACCGATTCTCCTACAAACTTCTTGCCCCGACCGCTCTTGAGGAATCCGTGTAGCCATGCCTGTGGATCTTTGCTGCCTGGATAGGTCTGTGGCAGTGGTTTACCGTGCAGTTCTCCGGTGATGCCCCCAAAGTAGTCTTCGTATTCCATAAAACCCACCTTTTTGCCACCCTTCAGGATGTCATAGTGGGTTGTGGACTGTGTGCCGTCCTCTGTTTTTTTCTTTTCCACCTTGGTTTTCTTTAGAGAATACTCCCCGACACCTTCGTGCAACCCAAGGGATTCCTTCACCACCTGTATCCCCTTGTAACGGCTCCGCACCAATTCTGCACCTGTAAGAACATCCACAAGATCCTCATAGTGGTAGTCTGTTGCAACAGCCTCGCTTGAATAGGGTCCCGCTACCTTCATCTTGCCACCAGACTTGTACACGGCATAGTACCCTTCAGGGTCAACCTTGCCTATTCCTCTGGCGGCTTCGTCTAATCTTCTAATATCCTTGAATCGCTTCATCTCTGCTTCTCCTCTAAATATTGGCTGTTGTAATCTTCGAATTTACGCAGTACCGCCTCTCTGCCGTCAAAAACCTGTAGTTTTTGCTCTGGTGTAAGCAGCCGCCAGGCACCTGGTGACATTAGTGTTTCCCTACCATCGGTTGTTTTTTCTGCTAGTGGAACATAGCAGCGGCACTGTATTGGGGTCTTCTCTAATCTTACAATTTCAGACTCTGCGGGGTTTCCAAAGTGGACAAGATTAAGGCTTTCGTCCGGGGATATCTTGTACTCTAGAACAAAGTGTATGCGTTGCTGTTTCATCTGGTCAGACCACCAACTGTCTGTGACCCCTGTAAAGTCGCCTGTTGCAAATCCTAGTGCCACTCTCTGTTCTGTCGTCCATGACTGTGCAACCGACCGGGCCTCGTAGCGTAGGGTTCCCTCTGCACACTGTAGTGGTCTTTTGCCCCTGTACAGGGTTGTGATTCTTTCAAATTTGAATGCATTGGCAAATCTCTTCACTCCAAACCCTTCGCCACGGTACACATTCCCGCTGTATCGTAGCCACGATCCAGTCTTTCCACACCCCTGTATCATTCTCTTTATACGAAGAACAAGATCTTCAGGGGTGTAGTCCCGTTGAGCCTTGAATCCCATCATCCACTTGTTCATGGTGTCTGCAAGCCCTGCAATCTCTTCGTTCTTTGCCTCTTTTGCTGCCCTCTCTATCCATTGCCAGCCTTTGCCTCTAAAATGGTCAATAGGAGAACCCTGAAACAGAGGAGGATTTGACCCGCCCAAGAGATGACACAACCCACGGGAGAAATCTATCTCTCCTCCACTCTTTGACTCTAGTATCTCTATGAATTGGCGGTAGCGTTTCATATTAGTCGTCTACAGGTTCGTCGTGACCAGAGTGTGGATTGTACCGGGTCAGAGGGGTTCTGCGCCGTGACCGCTCACGCTCACGCTCGTCTCTTTCCCGCTCCCGCTGCCCCCGATCCCGCTCCTCGGCATCACGGCGGCTCTGGGCTTCACGCCCTGGTCGCTTCTTTCCCTCTACCCAATCGCTTGCATCGCTCCAGTTATCGAAATAGCGGAATTCGTCCTCCCACCGTGCACGGTATCGGGTTCCCCCACCTGTCTCTACCTCGTCAACCGAGCCGCTTCTCTGCCTTTCCTTCCCCTGGCGGTCTGCTGACTCCTCACCAGAGGTCTGTGCCCTCTTTGCCTTTTCGATTCCTAACTTGCGTCCAACCCGTATGGCTGTGTCACGGACTATGCCCTCTTTCAGAGTCTTGTCTACAGTTCTTCTAAATTCGGTGTAGTCTTTCATCCCGATCTCCTGTGTGTATTGCAGCCTTTTCCTATATGTATGAATACCCATTTTCTCCTCCAGAAACGGTTAGGGTTCCATTAGGAGGGTTAAAAAAGGCTTAAAAAAGGGGGTTGAGCGTGCACTAACGGGGGGAAGGGGGATTGAATCCACCAGTACCGCTGTTGTATTCGATTCCTTCAAGTGATTTGCGGAATTCAACGGCTCTTTTCTCGGATTCGATCATCGGTGGTGGTTTGGGTGGGACGAATGGGAATCCCATGCGGGTGAGTGCGGGAGGCATACGGACACGGGGACGCTGCTGCCCCCAGCCACCCCAGACAGCGGGAGGCGGGGGATTCATATTAATAGGAAGATGGGGCTGCACTGCACCATTAAGATGCGCCTTCCGAGCCTCTTCACTCTGTAGCCATTCGTTGTATTTACTGCGGTCCACTTCGGGTTCCCCTTTGCGAAAGCGAGCGGTCAATGTTCTCACGGACTCGGGGGTTGTACTTTCCGAGTTTGGAGCGCATGGCTTCCATTCTCTCTTTAAAAGCACCCGAGGGTTTAACGCTGCCATCCACACCCATAGTGGGGGAGTGTGACCACCCACGGACCACTTGGGGCTTGCCGCATTGGGGGCAGGGTTCACCGCAGGGCTTCTCTCGGTTTGCTATGGTTTGGATATCGTCCCACTGGTGGGCGCAATGGCGGCACTCGTATTCATAATTAGGCATAGGCTTTTGCTCCTCTACGGGTATATAGTGGGGAATGGGGAGGGGGTAAATTCTCCAGAGTGGGGGGTAAATTGTGGGGGGCAGGGTATTCATAGGTTTTGTGTAGTGTGTGCAGGCTGAACTATTCCGAATGGGATCGAAAGGGGCAAATGCGGGTGGTTTTGAACCAAAATCACCAGATTCTGGTAAAATCAGCCAAAATTCTTCATTTTTACCATTTCAGGCGTCCTGGGGTGACCAGGCACGCCCGGTGAGCCCGGTGAGCCCGGTGAACCTGGTCCAGCGATTTTCGAAATATTGGAATTTCGGCTAAAGTCTGCATTCCGTCCAGTCGATACCAGTAGAGCGAAGGCAAGAGATAGGGGAGGAATTCCACAGAATCTCGGATACGGATATCCGTGATTACCTGACAGAACCCTAACAGGAGGGGCATTGGGGGTCCGATAATATCGCCCGCCCCGCCGTTTGCTGTAAGTCCTTATAAGACAGAGATTTACGCTGTTTTAGGGGTTGGGCTTGCATCCTGCGCCCGTTCGGGTATACTTGTGGGACGGGAATTCTACGCCCAGAGGGCATAATTCCTAAAAACTGCCGAATTCTGACTTTTTCTCAAAAAGACCAAAACCATGCGAAACACGAAGAATACCGTTAATACCGTCCGTGAGGCTACCGCTCGACTTCTCGCCACCGAGAACATCACGGTCATCGAAGACCCGAAGGCTCCTTCGGCGTACTTCGACCTCAAGTCTCGTACCCTTGGCCTTCCTGTGTGGAAGGACATCACGCAGGAAATGTACGATATGCTTGTTGGTCACGAAGTCGGCCATGCCCTCTTCACGCCGAACGGAAACGGCGGTTGGGTTGAGTCTGCAAAGCGCATCGCTGCGGATGCGGGTTTCGCTGGCGACCGTGAGGCGGAAGCCGCTGCACAGTCGTTCCTCAATGTTGTTGAGGATGCCCGTATCGAGCGTCTCATCAAGGAACGCTACCCCGGTCTGCGTCGTGACTTCTTCACTGCGTACACGGAGTTTGCGAAGCGTGACATCTTCAAGATTGGTGGCCGTCCCCTCAGCGGTCTTGGTCTTGCCGACCGCCTGAACATCCACTTCAAGATCGGCTTTACGCAGCCTGTGCCGTTCTCCCCTTCGGAGCGCCAGTTCGTGGAGCGCATGGAGACGGCTGTGACTTGGGAAGAGGTTGTTGCGATTGCGAACGATCTTTTCGAGTTTGAGTCGAATCCGCAGGGCAATCAGGGACAGGGCAGCACCCCGTCGAACCCCGGCGAGGGTGAAGAGGGCGAAGAGGGTTCGGCTTCGGCTTCGGGTAAGGGTGAGGGCAACGAGATGGGTCAGTCGGGCAAGGGCAAGGCTGACGACCAGACCAGTGGCGAGTCGGGTACTGGTGATGCTGATGGCGAGGGCGAATCGCAGGGCGAATCGCAGGGCGAATCGCAGTCTGAGGGTACGGACGCTTCGGGTAATGATGGCGACTCGGAGTCGCAGTCGGATGGTGACACTGACATCAACGATACCCGTGATGGTTCAACCACGGAGCGCACTCGGGGTCATGGCGTGAACACGGCCCCCGTGAAGCCCCGTACCGCACAGACTGCGGGTTCGCTTGACAAGGCTTCGTCTGATCTTCGTGACCAGAATGCCCGTGGTCGCAACTACCTCTACATTCCTCGGGCGGTGAAGCCTGAAGGCTTCGTCATCCCGTTCGGGGAATTCATTGGTGCGTGTCGCCAGTGGGAAGCAAGCGGTCTGAAGAATCCTACCTACGGCAGCGACCCGAAGATCCGCAAGCGTTCGATTGAGGCGGTGGACAAGCAGATTCGTGACCTGGTCGAGGACACCCGTGGTTCGATCCAGGCGTTTGTCCGTGAGTTTGAGATGCTGAAGACTGCGGACGAACACCGCCGCACTGTGGAGTCGAAGAGCGGTCGCCTTGACATGGATCAGGCGTGGAAGTACCGCATCTCGGAAGACCTCTTCAAGGTTGCTACGACGATGCGTGACGGCAAGAACCACGGCTTTGTTATGTTTATTGACTGGTCGGGTTCGATGCAGCCGAACATGGAGCAGACGATGCGCCAGTTGTACATCCTCTTCCAGTTCTGCAAGAAGGTTGGCATCCCGTTTGATGTCTACGCCTTCGGTATCGGCCTCACGGATCGCTCGATGTTCCCGTCGCTTGAAGAGACGGGACGCAAGGCGAATCGCCTGGTGCTTGACGACAAGCGCAACGAAGTTCAGCCTGATGTGGAACTCCTCCACATCATGTCGAGCCGTGCGAACGCTCGGGATCTTCAGGATGCGTTCCGCTACTGCCTCTGCGCTACGAGTTACGGATACGGCGACTACCCGCCCGTGACCCTTGGCGGCTCGACTCCGCTTGACTCGACCGTTGTTGTCGCTCGGGACATTGTGAACGAGTTCCGCAAGGGGACGAAGGTGCAGATCGTCAACACCGTGTTCCTCACGGACGGCGATGCGACCGATGGCCTCTGCAACTACGGAACGAAGGGACACCAGCACTACGCTGGTCCGACGATTCTTCGTGACGGCCACCGTGAGTGGGCTTCGGAGAATGCAATGTACAGCGGTGGTACTGCTCTCCTGCTCCAGTGGTTCAAGGCGAACACGGGAGCAAATCTTGTGGGCATCTTTGTGGCGGGTCGCTTCGGTCATGCGACTCACCACTTCGACCCGTCGATGAAGCAGGAAGACCGTGCGCTTGCGGAGAAGCAGTTCAAGAGCGACGGTTGGTGTTCGGTGAAGGGTCTTGGGTTTGACCAGTACTTTGTCCTCCGTGGCAATGTGGTCGATACCGAGAAGGCGATGGACGAATTCGAGCAGCGTGACGGTGGCACGATGACCGCCACGCAGATCAAGAATGCGTACATGAAGGCGGTCGAGAGCCGTAATGGTGCCCGTGGCATGATCCACCGTTTCGTCAAGACGGTGGCCTAAAAGGAGGAATCGCATGGCGCAATCAGGACAGGCTCTGTTGGAGAACGCACGGGTGCAAGAGTTCCTGTCCCTGGTGCGTTCACAGTGCCGCAAGTGTAATGTCAAATTCGTGCTTGCCGATGCGGAGTTTGTCGGCAGCAAGAAGCAAGGGGAGCAACTGCTTGGGTTCTTTTGGGAACCCTCGCTACACCGCAGGGCACCAGGCGAACTGCGTGTGGCAACAAAGAACCTGCCTGTAAGCGAGTGGATCGTTACCCTCGCACATGAGTACGCACACTTTCTACAGTGGTTCCGAGATGATCCTGTTTACCATTGTGACTCTTATCTGGAGATGGAGATCGCAACAGAGCGTGAAGCATTCGAGATCCTGAAGCGTTTCAAGATCCCCATCAACTACGAAACGGCGAAGCGCAAGTCAAAGAAGTACATTGCGAAGATTCGTCGTGAGGAAAAGGAAAACACCCTATGAACAAGCGCAACATCACCATCATTACTCTCATCGTCCTCGGCATCCTCGCCTCGCTTGCTGCTGCGGTTCCCCCGCCCTCGGGCTACGACACAGATCGGATTCTCCATGCCATTCGTCTGACAGAGACTGGTGGTGAGCGTGACCCGGCGAATGCAGTGGGCGACGGTGGACGGGCGATTGGACCTTTCCAGATCCACCGTGGTTACTGGCAGGATGCACTTGAGCATGACCCGAGCATTGGTGGCGTGTATGCCGATTGCAAGAACGAAGAGTATGCTCGTCGGGTCGTGCTGGCGTATATGTCCCGCTACTGCAAGGTGTGGACGGATGAGCGTGTTGCTCGTATCCACAATGGTGGTCCGGCGGGATGGAAGCGAGAGTCAACGCTAGGGTATTGGTCAAAGGTGCAGCGGCATCTTGACTAAACAGGGCGTGGCGGGGGGGCGGGGGCTGCCGTTATTATCGGACCCTTGGCGTAAGTGCTTGTAGTGTAAGGGTTTGCGTGGGACTTGACATAATCGCCCTTTTTTGGGACAATCTTCGATATGCCTTGGAATAATCACCGCAACCGCTGGAATCATTCATCCGCCTTCTCTTCCGCTTACACTTCCGCTTACAATGCGGTTGCTGCTGCGGCTACCGCTGCGCTCTCTGGTTTTCCTCCCGCCGATCTGGTGGCTCGGCGTGTGATCCAGTGTCCCCACTCGACCCCGTTCAAGGGACTCGACTCCCGCTCTGATGCCGTGGTGCTTGATGTGCCGTTCGGCAAGCGTGGCTCGATTGAGATCCGCCAGTGGGTGAAGCACATCGGCGGTCGTTGGGACAAGGCGACGAAGCAGTGGACGCTCTCCCGTGCGAAGTGCACGCCTGATGCGATCAAGATCATCAACGAACTGCGCCTGTACACGGGCAAGACGGTTGCTGCGCCGAAGGCGGCGTTCCTCCCCCGCATCGCCCGAGCGGGTTCCCGCATCATCCTCAAGGTTCCCTACGAGAGCCGCCATGAGGCGAAGTCGGCGGGTGCGGCTTGGAGCGTGTCGGATCAATACTGGTATTTCACCGTTCCGCAGACCCTTGACCAGAAGTTCTCCGAGAAGGTTGCAGACTTTGAGGTGAAGGGATGGGTTTCGATTGAGCACACCGAGCGTGAGATCATCGAAGTTCTGAAGCGGGTTCACGGTATTCGTGCACCGTACACCACTACGGCGCAACTCCAGTTTGCTGTGCCGAAGGATGAGGCGGAAGCCCGTTCCAAGTGCTTTGCCGATCCCCTGCCGTTGATTGTCTCTCCTAGCAGGGTGCAGCACCAGATTCTCGCTGACGAGAAGCAGTTCATCGAGCAGGTGCTCCAAACGGAGTTTGCACAGGGTGGGCTGCATGACAGCGTGGCTACCCGCTATGCTCTGAAGAACAGTCATGGCTTGTACCACATTCTCACGCTCGGTCGTGGCGACCGAGTTCGTGTTTCGTTCGTGAAGGGTGTCGGCAGTGCAGACCACTCCTATATGCCGAAGGAAGACGGTCGGCGTGTGTGGGATGTGCTGGTGAAGCAGGGCTACGAGATGGTCGAGCGGATCGACCTCACTGCTTTCCAGTTGTTGGAGCATTGTGGTACGAACACCACGGGATCGGGCCACAAGCACAGCGAACTTCAACACCACGCCAACATCGTGGTCGATGCCCGTGAGGTCATCACCAATCGGTTGCACGGAAGGATTCAGTGCCTTCCGTAATCGTTGACAAATGGGGGCGGCAGCGTCCGATAATAACTGCCGCCCCCGCACCCCTCTGAAAGAATTCTTGTAAATCCTTATCCCGAAAGGGTTTACAACGCTTGTACTGGTTTCCGATTGTGGTATACTCTGTGAGTAGGGGAGAGTCTACCCCCGTTCGGGTTCTGTTAGGGTTCATTGGTTTCACACTCGCATTCTTTGAAAGGATTGCACACACATGGCTACTGCCACCGCATCGTCGTTCAAGTTCGCTTCGCTCTCTCGCAAGCAGCAGACTTTCGTCCGCACCCTTGTGGATGCGGGCATCACCTCCTCGCCTGTGAGCCGTTCGGCTCTCATCGCCGTGTCGGAGGGGCTTGGCATGGCGTATCCCCCGGCGTGGATCGCTCAGGACACCTCTCGCCGTGCTGGTCGTGGCGAGTACCTTGTCCCCGAAGTCGAGGAGATTGCGAAGGGCAAGTCGAACGCCCCTGCCGCTCCGAAGGCGAAGCCTGTTGCTGCGCCTGTCACTGGTGCGACCGAGGCGGTTGCCCATGCGGCTACGCTTCTCGCTGCGACTGGCGGCGACCGTGCCGACCTCATTCCCGTCACGGTGAATGAGTATGTGCCGTTCGGCAACTACAAGGATCTCGAAGCGATCATCAAGGCGGGTCTGCCGAAGACGAATGTGTGGATCACGGGTCTGACCGGCAACGGCAAGACGATGATGGTCGAACAGGTCTGTGCGAAGTTGAAGCGTGAGTGCATTCGTGTGCAGATCACGAACCTCACCGATGAGGACGATCTCATCGGTGGCTTCCGCCTTGTCAACGGCGAAACCGTGTGGCAGGATGGTCCGGTCGTGCTTGCTCTCACCCGTGGTGCGGTGCTGCTCCTTGACGAGATCGACTACGGTACGAGCAAGTTGTCGTGCCTCCAGTCGGTGCTTGAGGGCAACGGCGTGTACATCAAGCAGACGAACCGCAAGGTCACTGCTGCGAAGGGCTTCATCACCATCGCTACGGCGAACACGAAGGGTCAGGGCGATACCTCGGGCAAGTATGTGGGTACGAACGGCATGAACGAAGCGTTCCTTGAGCGTTTCGGCGTGACCCTTGAGCAGGACTACGCTCCCGCTGCAACGGAGCGCAAGATCATCGAAAAGAAGATGGCTGCGCTCGGCATCGGGGAGGATTCCCAGTTCGCTGCGGATCTTGTCCAGTGGGCTGATACCACCCGCAAGACCTATGCGGCGGGTGGCTCGGACTCGCTCATCTCCACTCGTCGTCTGGTGAACATTGTCGAGTTGTTTGGCGTGTTCAAGGACAAGTCGAAGGCGGTGACGCTCGGTATCGCCCGTTTCGACCGTGAGACGAAGGAATCGTTCTGGAATCTGTGGACGAAGGTGTGTGCCGATGCGACTCCGGCGGCTGATCCGAAGGCTGCTGCGGCAGCGGCGGGTGCGACTGGCACGAAGTCGAGCGACCCCAATGCGTGTCCGTTCTGATCGGTGAGTGTGTGAGTGTGTGAACCCGTGGGTGGCACGGACGAAAGATGCCGTGCCACCCTTTGAGTCGATGATCTAAAGGTAGGATGCCACCTAGTGCGGCAGTGCGGGTTCGACCCCCGCTCGACTCTTTCGATTGGAGGCGTTAGTATGGCAACGAGAACCAAACGCACGAAGCGCAAGGCTTGCACCTACGATCCCCGCACCGAAATCCATCCGGTCATCTGGGATTATCATGGTGCTACACCGTGGTATCTCCAGCGTGTGTTCAAGGAAGGGGTGTTTGGACACCCTAGTGCGGAGAAAGAAACGGTGGTTCTCACACAGGTCTGGCGGCGTGAGGCGAACCTCATGGTCATGGAGCAGTGGGAACACCACCCCGACCAGCGGGGTGCGGAACCCTTCAAGCACCAGGGCGAGTGGGTCTACGAAGACATCACCGAAGCCCGCCAGGTGTGGGAAGAGTTCGTGCGTGAAGGTGCAGTGCAGATCGAAGACGGCAAGATCAGTTAACCCCAAAAGCAGGAGACACACAATGGCGAACGATTTTGATGACTTTGACACCGAGATCCAGTGCGACGAACTCATTCCCGCCCACTACGAGGACGAGGACTGGCGTGGACTGACTGCGGAGGAGCGTGACGAGCGTGGCATCCACTCCCTCTGGCGTGAAGAGTGCTTTGACGAATCCACCGACGAAGACGAGGACGAACTCTGCGCCGTGTTTGGTGCAGACGATCCCGACAATTTTCTTGGTTCTGAATACGGAGATACGGATGGGGATTTCGAGGATGGAGGTGACGATGACTGGTGAAAATCCAGCGGGGGCGGCTCCTATTATCGGACCCTCCTCTGACCCCGACCTCCGTGCGGTTCTCTGCCAGGTGCGTGATCTTCTCAAATCCCGAGACGGCTCTTCACTCATTCTGGACTACCGTGTGCGCCGTGCAATTTTTCTGGTGGAATCCAGTCTTGGAGGCTTGCGGCACGAACGGACGACAGATGAGCACGAGCGGGCATCGGTAATGTAAGAATGGCGTGTACTGGTGTCTCTCCACTCCCCTACACTCTGCAAAAGATACGAAAGAACAAAAAGAAAGAATCGTAAAATCCGCCTAAAGTTATTGACAGAGAGCCGTTCATAGAGTATACTTTAGGCGTACAAGTGAGGTGCAGCACGGGACTGCGGTGCTGCGAAGCCTCAAACTTCAGAGCAGTCGATTGAAAGGTTTGGTCTAGCATGGTCAAGGTCAATTCGAAGTCGGATCTCACTGTCGCCAAGCGCATCGCTCGCAAGACGGGCAACACCGTTGTGTACAAGGCGAAGGGCAAGCGTGGCACGGGTCGCATCGTCCCGTTCTCGGACGGTCGCATCGTTGTGTTCGGAACCCGCTAATAGAGCGGGACATCCCATCGGGGTGCGGAGGGGGAAACCCCTCCCCTACCCTTTCGTGTGTTTTGTAAGAATTTCAGTCACCAAAAAGGAAGGCTCCAAAATGGCTCGTACTCGCAAGAACACCGTCTCTCCCTCCACGATCTCGCTCGACTGGAACCACATTGATGCGGCCCTGAAGTCTGGCCAGCGTGTTTCGCTCTCGCACCTTGCCCAGGCACACAAGGTTTTCCCCATTGATCTCCGCAAGATTTTCGAGTCCCGCTACGGCGACAAGATTATCTTCAAGCGTGGGCGTACTGGTGGCGTGTTCTGGAAGTCCAGCACTGCGATTGCTGCCGCCGCTGGTACCCAGTCTGCCCCTGACGAAGAGTTCGTGGCGATGGCGTAATCCCTTGCCCTGAGCGACGATACGGGTTTCCGCATGGTTGCAACCTGTTCTCATGCCCATGCGTACCTTTGCCATGATGCGGTTTCCCCTCCGATTAGGGTGGAACGAGGCTCGTATCGTCGCTCGGGAGGGGTGGAGCGATCAACGATAATTTTCGAAAAAACAGTAAATCAACGATAACCCCCCCGTTCATGTTTTCGGCGCATGACCTCGGGGGTATTTTCGCTAAATTTAGGTTCAAAGATAAGAATGATCCCAACACCCCCCACTCCTCCCCCTCCCCCAAAGACAAACGGCTTCACGGGCTTGGGTGATGCCGCCATGCTTTTTGCAATCATCCTCTTCTTCTGCATCTTTCCGCCAGTATCAGTTCTCCTCATCGTTCTCTGGATTATTGACGAGATTCGCCAGAAGTAGGAACCCCTATGGCTGCATCCCAATTCCCAACTCTCCAGTTCACCCCTACCCGTGTACTCTCCACTTGGGCAATGCAGGGTGGCGCAAGCAACTCTACCGTGGTCTTTACCCTTGTTGGTGACGAAAGGGGGAACACGGGCGTTGTCATTCGCCACCATGCCTATGCGAACACAGGGAACCCACTAGAGTTCATGCACGAATTCTGCGTATGGGCCGAGAGCGGAGGCAATGTGGCTATTGCCGAAAACCACATCCTCTCACTAGAGACTGCCCGTGGAGTCTGGAACCGCTTCACCATTACAAAGCCCACGGCATCGTACAGGGCATGGGTGAGTACCTCTCCTGACCCCTATACCATTCCCCCCGACGAATTCCTCACCAGTTTCGGAGACTTCTGATGAACACACTCTCCCGTCACGAACGCCTGGTCTACGGCTTGGAGAACAGGGACTGGCGGATCCGCTTCTACCTCAACCCTGATCCACAGGAGCAGGATACCCGTGTCCACTACACCGCCACCCGACTGGAAGAGGGCGACAACCCCCCGCCATTTGGCGACAGGCTCGACATTGCCGATCCCCATTGGACAGGGGAAACCTTTGGATGCCCCGAGATTCGGTTGTGGATTGGCGAGTCGCCCAAGCCTATGTCTATTGCCAATGCCCGACTGGTCTGGGAGTGGTTGAGCCTTATGGGCTTCACCCCCACAACCCCTGAAACCGTGATCCACACACAGAACGCCTTTTAAGGAGAATCACATGAAGAAGAAGTGCCACCCCCATAACCACAGCGGCGATCCCGCACTTGACCGCTACATCGGCGTGGAATTCGACTGGTGTGAATCGTGGGAGTGGGACGAGGACACCATGCCCCACGACCTGCTTGACGAAGAGGGGAATCCTCCCGATGAACTCTGCGGTCTGTGGCGGGTCGATTCGGTGAACGAAGACGGCGAAACCGCCTGGGTGCGGTTCGTGCCGACCGATGGCGATCAGCAGATGGAGTTGCCCCTGAGCCTTATCCCTGACCCGAAGGAGACTCTGTGAACCACATGAACTACCGTGAGTGGATGAGCCATGCTGGTGGTCTTTCCCCCATGACAAGCATCCATACCCTACAGCGTCCCGATGGGGGTCGGGTGGATTTTGTTGTCTCGCCGTCTGGCGACGAGGTTGAGGTCTGGCCTGATGGGGTATGGGGAGGGGAGTGGGATATTCGGTATGCTGCATCCCGCCCTGAGTGGGATCGGGTTCCCCTGCGACAGCCTCTTCCTGTCGAATGGGTGCGGGAGTTCTGGAGAGAGTTGACCCGAGACGGGGGATTCACCCTTGTCAACCCCTGTGAGAAGCGGTAGGGTCTGGAAAAAAAGCGGAGGGAATGGAATGGTTGCAAATGGTGAGAATATCGAATAATCCCAGAATGATTCCAGTGGAATTTCATTCTTTCTAAATACCGCCCACTTGACCACTCACCCCATACGGGGTATACTCCAACCATGTCGAACGCCACCCGCAAGACCTATACGCTTATATGGAACAACCCCCGTTCCCCGTGGCACAGGAGGCTCTATCTCCACTTTGTCTTCCACTCCGAAGGGCAAGTTGAACTGGTCTACAAGCGGTGCTTCATTGACCCTGCCGAACCCGAGAAGTACAGAACGCTGCACATGGGGTACGACGATCCAGCCACGGGTGCAGAGATCCGCCTGGAACTCCATGATGGGAATTCGCACACTCCCATGCACATTACGAGCCTTCCTGTTGACCATGCCCGTGCGCTGTGGAAGCACATGACCCGACTGCGGGTGCTGTCTGAAGAGGACACTGGTTGGACTCGCACAACCGAATACGAGAGTACCCGATGCCAGTAATGCAAAACTCCCAACCACCAAAGTCATACGCCACCCACTCGCTTGTTTCGGGTTCTGGTGGAAATCCCAATTGGATCTTGGACTTTGCTCCAAAGAAGAGCGGGTCGATCCACACCATGTCCATCATCCTACGGGCATCAAACAACACAACAAAGGGTGGCCTGACCATTACGCTCCCCGAAGACTTGGGAAGGGAGTGGGGCTTTCAGAAGCAGTCCACTGGAGACTACTGGTTCCAGATTGGCACACACCACCCGATGGACAGACTTGCTGTTGCATTTGCCCGACAGTTTTGGGATTTTCTTGTTTCGCAAGGATGGAAGCCCGTAAAGGAAGAAGCATAAGATGGTTGCGTGGAAGCAGACACAGACAACCTTTGGAATCCGAAAAGGACCGCAGCGGATCGTGTTCATGGTTTTGGATCCAGACCGTGTTCGTGTGGTCTACCTTAATGACAGTTCCAAGGATTTCCTTGAGGGGTTTTCGGTTCCCTTGGACTGCGATGAGTGGTGTTTGAAGAAAGGCTTGGAATCGTTTTTTCTTCCCACCTCAATGGAAACCGAAATACCTGTGCAAGTTGCCCGTGCCATCTGGCGGTGGGTGCTGGGTGAGGGATGGGAGCGGTATCCGTTTCCTGTGTTTCCCACTCCCTACAAGCATTATTATGCAAATGATTTGAACTGAAAGAAAACACACAATGAACGAAAACCAAAACACTGAAATGGAAGAGAGCGACATCATCATGGAACAACTCGCCCGAGAGAAGCGTGAGCGTGAGAAGCGCAAGCAGGAGGAGGCAATCATCCTTATGCTACAGAACGAAGTGGACTCGCTTGGCTATCCACCTGATGACGAGGCATACCGCTATGACCTTGGCGGGGAGGAGTGGATCGACTCCATTACAGGTGCAGACACTTGGTATCGGCAGAATGAACACCGACTGCCAAAGCGACAGGTCTGGCGAAGTGGAGCGGATTGAGAAAATCCAGTTCTCTCTGGAATCTATCCATTTGGATTCCCTCCAATACCATTTGGAATAATCCCAAAAGATTCTTCGGCTTTCCAAAAAGAAAGAATGCCCCTTCGACTTGACTGCCCCCTACCCTTGAGGTATACTTTAGGCATGGACAAGAACTCCCACAAGACCGCCTCGCAGATGCTCCACCCCGAACTCGCCGCCAAGGGCGATACGAGCGTTGAGATTGCCACGCTCCGTGTGCAGATGAACACGCTTGAATCACGCAACACTCTTCTCCACGAAGAGGTTCTGCGGCTTCGTGCCGAGCGTGACGAGGTTCAGCGTGAACTCAATGCGCTGACGAAGCGCATCGGAGATGCGTCGATCCTGCTCTGCGATTGGGATGGGTACTACAATCCCGAAACGGGGAAGGGCAATGTGGAGGAACTGGCGAAACTCATTGAGGAGGGATACACCACCCTGCAAGGCAGGAGTTGGCGTGACCCCGAGGAGGGGAAGTGAACGGACACACAAAGGAACTTGTTCAATGGCTTCGTGACTTTGCAGACGGCAATGGTGACTCCTTTGAAGCAGATCTACTTGCTAGACTGCATGAAGCCGCCGATGCCATCACCGTACTTGACGAAGCCGTTGACTCGCTTATCGTTGAGCGTGATGAGGCATACAAGCGCATCGACGCACTGAAGGAAGGCTTTGAGGGCTGCTGTACTGCCTGTGAACCTGTGGCATTGCAGAACACCAGACTACTCCAAGAACTACAAGCACTGAAGGGAAACCGATGACGAACAAGACGAACGCCGAGCCGAAGATTGACCTGAAGGAGAAGCAGGGCTTCTCCGTGCGATGCGAAGCCACGGATCTTCCGCCGAGCAGCGGCATGGACATCAACATGGCGTTTCGTGGCTTCCGCATTACCTTTGTGAACGGCTACACCATTTCAGTCCAATTCGGAACGGCTAACTACTGCGAAGACTACAGCAAGGATGTGCCGAAGGGTTGGAAGCAGAGAAAGGAATTCCTTGCCGAAGTCTGTCCTAATGCAGAGATTGCAATCATCTCTCCAGATGGAAATTTTGTGAGTTTCGGGGACGGAAACGCCGTCCGTGGTCATACCGATCCTGACACCTTTGCAAAGATTGTCGCATGGGTCGCAGGGCAGAACAGCACCGTGAAGGGAGCAGAGGTCTAAATGAACGCAGCACAGCACACACATCTTCGTCTTGTCCGTTCGCAGAAGGCAACGAAGATGGCTTTCTACAAGTCCGTGCAGTCGTTTCTCCAGTTGCACAAGGAGTACACGCTTCTCCAGACTGCCATGAAGGAGAACATGATGGACGGCAAGCCCATGTCCATGCCTGACCTTGTGGGGAGCATGGAGCGGGTGAATGGGATTCTCCTTGAGATGGTCGCCTTGAAGAAGGAGATGGACTCAGAATGAGCAAGCAGTACGAACCAAAGGGAAGTTGGACTTCCCCATCGTTTCTCTTTCTGCCGTTCGTGGCTCTTGTGCTTGCCAATCTCAAACTCCTTGGGGTGATTAACTGGTCTTGGTGGTGGGTCTTGAGTCCACTGGTGTTCCATGCGCTTGGGCTTGGGGTGTTTATCTTTGCGGTTCTCCTCATAGGGGTCGCTCTAGTTCTCCTAACTACTAGTAAGGCAGTCCGCTTCATGGAAGCAAAGTTCAACTCTTTCGTCGGAGGAAACCACAATGAGTGAAGGCACAAACAAGGACTCGTTTGAACACTTTGAAAAGATGCTCAACGAGTATTTCGCATCCCTGATGAAGAACCTCAACAAGGAGCAGAAGCCGATGGAAGAGAAGAACAACGACAACAACATGGTCTGGTTTTCTGCAAGCCCGAAGGACTACGAGTTCTTCTCCGCTCCGCAGAATTTCTGGCCCGGTGACAAGACGGTTGACCCCGCCAATCAGAGCCAGATCTCGCCAGATCTTCAGGACTTCCTCGCCAACGCAGGAACTCTTCTGTATGATGCCCTGTATATGCCGTTCCGTAATCGGACTGGCCGTCTTGCAGATTTCTTCGTGTGGGTCGAGAGGGCACGGGATCGTATGGAGCAGAGTGACTTCAACGATACGGATCGTCAGGCATTTGCTGCATGGTGCCAGACCATTGCAGATGTTCTCCTGAAGGCGCAGAACAAGCACGGTCTGTGGCTTACCGATAGCGAAGAGGATCTTGTCTCGGTGATGAGCGAAGACATCTTTGAGGGAAACACCGATGAGTAATCGCAACCTCCACAACGGTTGGCACAGATCCGTGAAGTTCCGTCCTTCGCCTTCGTTTCCCCCATCGTATATCGACAGGTGGTGGAACCGTCGCCTGAAGAATCAACATTCCCTCACCGCATTCTCACAAAGGAATCTCAATGACTGATACCCAAGAAACTGCCATTCCCATGAAGGACATGATTCTCTACTCTCTGCGAACATTTCCAGAGACTTCAATCACCTTCACAAAGAAGGACGGCACGGAACGGGTACTCCTCTGCACCCTTTTGGAATCTGCTCTTCCGCAAAGGGAAGATTCGGATGCCCCGAAGCGGGAACACTCTCCTGATGTACAACCTGTCTGGGATCTTGAAGCCAAGGGTTGGCGTTCTTTCAGATGGGATTCTATTGTTTCATTTCGATCAATGCCTAACAAGGAGATCATCTAATGACTAACGACACATGGCTTTCGCTTCTGTTCATTGTCTGTGTGGGTATCTGCTACGGCAGTCTCATATGGCAAGTGAAGCAGATAGACAACACGGTAAAAGAAATCATAGACCAACTGGAGAAACGAAATGAACGAAACAGAAACGACAACTAACTTTGGCTGTGGTGAAGTAAAGGTACATATTCACCCATCGCCAGAAAATCCCAAACGCAAGATTGTTTCGATTCGTGGAATTGATGTCCACGAAGCCTGTGATGGATACACCCATGACGAACTCCGTGCCATCTCCCGATATCTGGAAAATCTCGCAGACAAAATCCAGTACCAGAATGAAAACGCAATTACAGAAACCCTTTTCCGACTGGATTGACCACATCTTTCTCCACCTAGAGAAAAACAAAGTTCGAAGTTTCCTTTTAGGGATACTTGACAAGGCAGAATCCCACGGTATACTTGTAGCATCGAATGAGGGAAGACCTACGGTGGACGGCGTAGGGAACCCTTCCACAAACAGCCCGTCCAATTTGGAGACATACAGAATGAGCAACAGCAATACTGCCAGCCGCAACCGTAGCCGCAACAGCACGAACAACTGGGGTCACGGAACCGCTACGATCGCCGTGGGCGAGAACGAGTACACCTTCACGACTTTTGAGGGTCGCTTTGTGTTCCAGAACACCTTCAACGGCAAGCACTACGGTCCCGAGGCTACGCAGACTGACCGTATCACGGCTTACATGAGCAATGGCTATACCATCAATCAGGCTGCTGCGATGAAGATGTTTGGTTGCAAGAACCTTCGTGCAGCGATGAGCGTCATCCGTGCGAAGGTTGAGCGTTTCGGAAACTGGCGCATCCTTGTCAACGACGAGGGTACGGAGTACAGCATGAAGCGTGTCGTTCTCATCGACCCGCAGGATGCTTCGGAGATTCTCTGATTCAGCAATGCTGCCACTTCACAGGCAGCATGATTCGGGCTTGCATGGGAGAAATCCCATGCAGACCTTTCCATTACGGCGGTGAAAGTTACTCACTGGCAACTACGAACCGTGGAGGTGTCAAATGCGCTACAGTATTCATTAACCGTCAGTATATGGGTTATATTATTATTCGGTGTCTTGTGGTTGCAAACACAGGACTTGGGGTACGCCGAGGAGAGAAACTCCGTCCCGCCGATAGAAGGCTTGTCCAAGGTGGTCGAGAACAGCCACCAACATGAATCCCCCTGTGGGCATGGGACAAACTAGTTCTCTGCACCGAATAGGGTGCAGCGTATATTTGAAGAGGCAGTACGGGAAACCGTACTGCCTTTTTTTGTTTTGGTACTCTCCACTTCGCACCATTTGGGGAGAACGGGGAAGGTCCGATAATATCAGCCGCCCCGACCTAACAGCAGGCTCCATAAGGGTTTACGGAGGGAATAATGCGGGGAACCGAAAGCCTAAATCTATTTGTGAAGCAGAGTCTTGACTCTTGAAAAATGCTGTATACACTATACGGCACACACAGCACAGGAGCATACCATGTCAAAACGGACAATCCTCTTTATCGACCCTCCGTCTGGTTGGAAATACGGCTTTCCAAAAGAAGCACCGTCGAATCTCCGATTGATGGAGGCTACCGACCTAAATAACTGGTTGGTTGAAAACGGCTATCCGCTGAATGAGATCCAGTACTGGACAGATTCTCCAAAATTTGGTGGAGTTCCCTGTAGATTTTTTGAAATGGAGGAAGAGTAAATCATGGACGAGAACTACGACGACGATCAAGACATCAGAGAATCCATTGAACGCATTTCCCAAAACTATGGACACACTATGCGAAGGCTGTCTCTTTCCGAGTGGCAAGACCGCATCAAAAAACAGTATCCGTATTTGGACTTTGATGTTGCAGAGTGTGAATGTGGGTGTGGATGGAGTCGTTTACTTGAACCTCTGTTTGCCTACATTGACTGTTGGAACAGGGAAGAGTCTAAAGGCGAACACGAAAATCGTATCACCATTGAACAGGTGAAAGAGAAATTTGGGGGACTCCGTTTCTACTTTACTGGTGGAGATGACCGCTTTGCTGGCATGGTGGACATGGCAGAACTGCTCTCTGTACACACCTGTCAGGTCTGCGGAACTATGGGAGACAACAAGTACACCATGCTTCGTTGTCCACAGTGCTCTGCAAAAGAGGCTGATGCTTGTAACAACTGGTACAGGAGTTCTATTGATGGAGAGTGATGATTTTGATGCGTTTGAAAATGCTCTAGATGAAATCGCCAGTATTCAGCAGGAAGCAGAGAGGCAGTACCACTCTGATGCTGAAAATTGGTGGAGTGGACTCTCACGGGAGCAGCAACTACAAGCCTTCTATTGTATTTCCAAGAGAATGCACCACGGTCTGGCGCAGGGCTTGTCTTACCGAAGTATCCTCTACGGCCTCTTTGGCTTTGGACTGAACTCGTATGGTGTTGGAATTTACTCTGGATTCATGGAAATTTACAACCACTGCGATTTGGAAAGCCGAAAATATAGCAATCCATCTGGGGAGTAACCCCCATCTAGATACAGAACCGCTTTGGAGTGAGGCGGTAATTTCTCAAATCACTTCGTATCTTTTAGGAGTATAGCGTATGAAGTTAGCAATGGTATATTTGGCAGCAGTCTTGGCAACTACTGGTGTGGCAGGGGCAGACGATCCTGCTGCTGTGGAGACTGTGGTTGACCCAAAGCCCTTCGCTTTGGATTTCAGTGCAGAGGTTGATTACTACAATTTCGATGAGAGTCTTGTTGTTGTGACTCCAACTATTGGATTCACCCTTTTCGAAGTATTGGATGCAACAGTTGCCCTCCCTGTGTACAACAACACAACGGAAACAGGCATCGGCAATCTAGACTTTGGAGCAGAGTACAGCATCTTCCAGAACAAGACTGGTTTGCTCTGGGCTGATTCTTCAACTCTTTCGGTGAATGGAGAAGTGGGCGTTCCTCTTGATGGAGCATTTGCGTCAGACAGTCTTACTTTTACCTTGGGTGGAGCGTTCGGTCTGAACTGGGGAAATGTTGGATTCAAGCAAACCGTATCATATCTCTTTGATACAAGTGGCGAGATCTATGTTCCTACATTTGGTGGGTTCATTGATGACTCGGTTCTTAATGCAGACTCTAGCCTTACCCTCACTGTGAGTGATTCGTTTAGCGTGGGAGCAGAGTTCTCACAGAACTATGCTGGCGACAGCAAGTGGCTCTCTGTTGGTCCAACCGTGGATTGGAAGGTTTGTAGTGCATTCACTCTGGATGTAGGAGTAGCCTTCCCTGTTGTTCAGGAAGATATGCCCTACGGAGACAATGATTTCACTGTTTCCGCAGGACTTGGATTCCAGTTCTGATATATACAGAATACCCCGCTTGAGATAGCATCTCTTGCCCGACAACCCCCAGAAATGGGGGTTGTTTCTTTATATATACTTATACAATTAAGGAATCATATTCTACCGCCACGGAGTGTGCATAGCACAAACCTGAGCGGATTTTCATTGCCATGAGGAGTTGCAAATGGAACAGAAACCAGGAACAAAAACCACTGAGTTTTGGATAGCACTTGCTCCAGTTTTGATTGGGGTTATTGAAGGACAGCGGGGTGATCCTGAGAATAATCGTTATCTTATTGTTTGTGGTACAGCACTGGGGTGTATGTATATACTAAGCAGAACATTTCTAAAAATTAAAACAACAAAAACAACAGGAGATCAATAATGAAAATACTTACCGCTATAATGCTTGCACTAGGAATTGCCACATCTATTGAAGCACAAACAGATCCAAACGCAAAAATTGATTTGACGATGATTGCACCAACGAGTGTAGTCGGTGTAAATGAAGAGATCGAAGTGCAGATCGTCGCTTCAGCACAGACCACACCCCAACGATATCTTGTTGCAGATATTGTATTTGGTTGGAATCCAACAGAACTTCAGTTCATCGGACTATCTCACGAAGGTTCACATCCACTCCTTTGGGTTCCTCCTAGCGGTATGCCATGTCCCGCTGGCTATCAGAATTGTGAAGGAATTGGTGGCGACTACACAGGAATCAACGAATCCATTCCACCAGCAGACGGAAATGCCTTGTACTATGGATATGGAAAGTTGGGGAGTGTGTGGATTATTGATGAACCGGTGCAGATCGTAAAACTAAGATTCAAGGTTATTTCATCATTCTCACAAAGTGATGTTTATTTCATACCTGAGATTACTGTAGATGCACAACAGAAAACTATAGTTTATGGTAGTTACATACCTGGTCTTCCCACAACGGGCATCCTGACGAATGCAACAGTTATAGGAAATATGAGAGTGGGAGATATCGACGGGAACGGTGTTGTCAACTCCTCAGACTTGGCGCAGTTGATCGCTGCTTGGGGTCAATCTTCTTTTAATCAAAATCCATGTGATTTGAATAGAAATGGAATAGTTGATTCTGCTGATCTAGGAATTTTGCTGGATAATTGGGGATAAATAAATAATTCTTCTATGAATAAAAGCAACCTCCAGAAATGGTGGTTGTTTCTTTTTATAGGCGTTTTTGTTTCATTTTCCTGCCGCTCTTTGGTGCGTTGAGTTTTGTCTTTTCGATTTTCTCGTCAAAAACAGGCTTTATTACCTTACGCTGCCGCAGTTTTCTCATGCAGGAACTCCTTAAGAAATCTACAGTTATTTAGGCAAATCCTGCTCTTTAGAAATCCAAGAAACCCTAAATACAAGTGGTCTTAAAGGACCAATCGCCAGTCGGCGTGGAGACAGTGCTCGGCAAGTGTCATTACGCTATTCATGCGATTGGAATTTCGCTACCTTACGACCATCATAGTGGGGGAGAACAGTTAACTCTGTTCTCCCCTATTGTTTCTCCAGATCGTGTTGCCCAAAAGAAAATGAACATACTTTCTTTTGAGAATCCCCCAAGAGGGGTTGACAAGTGGACGATATCGGGTATACTTATCCATGTCAAGCGAACGCCCCTATAACTCAGCAGGTAGAGTAGCAGACTTTTAATCTGACAGTCCCAGGTTCGATCCCTGGTGGGGGCATTGGAAATAGATAGTGTGATAGGCTCCCTTAACTCAGCGGCTAGAGTGCTTCCTTTACACGGAAGAAGTCGATGGTTCGAATCCGTCAGGGAGTATTGATAGTTTGATTTTGCCCCCATAGTATAATGGCATTACCCTTGATTTGTAATCATGAGAACCCAGTTCGATCCTGGGTGGGGGCTTTGAAAGCAGACCAATCCTACATACTAATAGGAGGTCGTCTATGAAAGAATCTAAATGTAGTTATTGTAATAATGTCTTTACATATAAGACAGGATCATCGGCTGGTAAATATTGCTCAAATGCTTGCCAACAAACGCAACAACACCAAAAAAGAGTAAATCTCTGGCTTAATGAAGGTCTTACTGTATCATCAAAAACAGCAAAACGATACCTGATGGACAAAAATGCAAGTTGTAGTTGTTGTGGTATTTCTGAGTGGAACGGACTACCTTTAGTGTTGGAACTTGAACATAAAGACGGAAATGGTGAAAATAACGATCTGAAAAATATATGTCTTCTGTGTCCAAACTGTCATTCTCAAACAGCGACTTATAAAAATAAAAATAAGGGAAATGGAAGACATTATCGTAGAAAAAGATATTCCGAAGGTAAGTCTTATTAGTTAGATTTTGTGGGTGTGATGTAGTGGCAACATAAGAGTTTTCCAAACTTTTCTCACGGGTTCGAATCCCGTCACCCGCTTTAAAGGAAAATGGAAAAATTAGACTATGATGTATAGAAATCAAAACAACTCACAGCAAAATAATGAATTTGACCATAAGGCCGCATTGGGAATAGGCATTTGGGTGATTGCCATCCTGACTGTTCTTGGTGGTGGCATCGGTGGTTGTGCGTACATCAAGCCCCGCTACGATGTCTGGGCTGCACAGATGCGAGGAGAAGCCGAGTATGCTCAAGCCGAACAGAATCGTCGCATCTCCATTCTGGAAGCCGAAGCGGAACTAGAATCGGCTAAATCACTAGCCGCCGCCGAAGTCGAGAGAGCGAAGGGAGTGGCCGAAGCCAACGCCATCATCGGACAGAGCCTCAAGGATAATGAGGCATATCTACGATGGCAATGGATCAAGAATCTAGAGTCTGGTTCAAACTCTGTCATCTATGTGCCTACGGAAGCGGGACTCCCAATCCTTGAAGCGGGGAAGCGATGACAGAGGTTGCTACTGTATTGATAGTTGCAGGAGTTTCATTTCATATAGGGTGGTATCTAGGCAGAGTTCATCTCATGCTAGATGACATGATTAAGCGTGAGGATCAGAAGAAGTAACAGGACAGATGGCAGAGTGGTCTAATGCTGCGGTTTACTAAACCGCCGATGGTTCTAGAAACCATCCGAGGGTTCGAATCCTTCTCTGTCCGTTCTACATAAAAGCATGAAGCAAACCCTTTTCATATCAGATATGCACATTGCATCAAACAAGTGCAAAGCAAAATTACTCTCATCCTTTATCAAAAAAGATGAGAGTTCTTGCATTTATCTTGTTGGTGATGTCATAGACATTTGGCGTTTCAATCAGGCTTTCAAAATGGATTTGTCCACACAGACATATCATGTGGACTGTATCCGCCGTCTGCTTAAGAAAGCAAAGCACGGAGAAGTGCATTATATTTGGGGAAACCACGATGAATTTATGCACAGGTTCTCCGAGTCCAAGTCTTTTGGTGGAGTCCATCTCCACGAACGCTGCGACTATACTGCATCGGATGGTCGTCGCTACCTTGTCTTGCACGGACACCAGTTTGATCTCGTATGTAAATACAAGATTGGAACACTCTTGTCCAAGATCGGAGATGTTGGCTATGAACTTCTCATAGACATAAATGAGTGGTACAACTGGTGCAGAAAGAAGATGGGTCTACGATATGCATCTCTTTCCAAGTATGTGAAGGTAAAACTCAAAAAGGCAACAATGTTTATTGGTAACTTTGAGAAGCACCTTGCACAATACGCAGAACAAAATGGATATGATGGCGTGATCTGTGGGCATATCCACGAACCAGCAGATAAAATGATTGGAAAGATCCATTATCTCAACTGTGGATGCTGGACTGATGAAGCAAACTTAAACTATTTGGTTGACAGGGGAGACGGGAAGGGTATAATCTTATGCAGATACGAAGAGTGAAAAACTTTGCAGAGGACTTTCTTGTTTATCCTGTAGTCTACATTGGATTGTGTGCTGCTGCTGTTGCGGCAAATGTAGCATTTTGGATATGGGATGCCTTTGGATATTTGTTTTCTCTCCTGAAGAAGAAATAGGGAAGGTTGTCCGAGTGGTTGAAGGAGCAGCATTGGAAATGCTGTATAGGAGCAATCCTATCGTGGGTTCGAATCCCACATCTTCCGTTGATCTGTAGCACAACGGCAGTGCAATCCGCTGTTAACGGATAGGTTACTGGTTCGAATCCAGTCAGATCAGTTTGGTTGTGTACTCAAGCGGCAACGAGGGCAGACTGTAAATCTGCTGCCATAGGCTTCGGGGGTTCGAGTCCCTCCGCAACCACTATGAAATACTATGCCATTGCAATTCGTGGAGACGAGTCCCATTTGCTCCGAGACAATTTCCTCAATGAGAAGAAGGAACCTACAAGTGGGATTCTCTTCTTCAAAAAGAAGCCTGATGCCGAAGCCGAGTGCGATGGAATGAATCGTCTCCGCAAGAGCATGAAATTGGAAGAGTGCTACTCTGTTGTTCGGGTCGAAGAGGACTGCGGAATCTATGGGAAGATTGTGGACGGCAAACAGGGATAATATATACCTGTATGCCTAAATGGATTCGACCAAGACCTGAAGACCTGAAGAAGGAATATGAGATTGAATACCGCAATCACATAGAGCCTGAATATGGTGATATTTTTCCTACACTAGAGTCTTTTGTTGCAGCAGCCAAAAAAGGGAAGATTAGGAAAATAACACCAGCAATGGACAGGGAAATAGAGAATCGCAGTCAAACAGGTTCAATGAAAGAACTCCTTTCCCTCATAAAGTCCTACCGATCCTACCCCAAATACAGAAACGAAAAGACACTGGCAGATTTGGAATCCAAGATCAAGGGCAAGGGGGAGATGTCTGTTCCGATTGTCTTGGAGTTTCCTGATGGATCGCTCCGCATAATGGGAGGCAATACAAGAATGGACATTGCGTTCTGGTATGCGGAATCGGTTCCTGTACTCATAGTAAAGATTCCTAAACTAAAGACATTTGGAGAGTGGAATGAGTCTCCCTGAAGAAAAGATACGAGCAGTAACCGCCACAAGGCAGTTCTTGTATGATTTACTCAATCCAAAGAAGACTCCCCGTGTACCAAAGGCTGTGCGCCTAGAGGCTCGACGGGTGTTGAAGCACTTTCCTTTTGATTGTGAAATCCAAATTAGAGACTGGACACGGGAGGAAAGAGATGCCGATTGAATACGAAATGATGTATCTGAAGAACACTGTTGTTGATGCCATAAAGCAATTTTCACAAAACACAGGATCTGCTGCTTGGATCAACAGCATTGAAGATGCCGTTCTTGACATTGTAGAAAACGACCCTGATGCGATGTCTAAATTCAAAGACTATCAGGTGCTTGCAATGCGTGAATTGGTTTCCCGTGGCTACTGGATTAAATGGGACGAAGAGATGGGCTGTACTGTACTGCGAAGATTGCCTTATCGAAATGATAAATAAGGTTGGAGGAAACCTATGGCAAAAAACAAAGACAGAAAAAGAATGGAAAACGAGGTGTACTATTTTGTTGGACACCTTAGTACCGATGGATACTATACTCCTCTTCTGTTAACTGAAAAGGAATATGCTACGGCTAAAGCCCGTGCTGGAAAGAATCCAGAAGATCTCCATTCCACTTGTGTAGTTTTCCAACAGGTAATTAATGGAAAAGCAGTAGGCGAAAAATACAAATTGTAGCCTATTGACTCTACCCCTTGTTGGGTGTATACTTTCGCCATGCCTAAACGACATATCGACCATCTAGATCTAGCAGCAGAGCGGGAAGGCTCTGCTGTTCGCCGTCATAACGCCACAATCTGCCGTACTATGGGTTGGGGTAAAGGTATCACCAAGCAACGCAGGGCGCACATCGACGGAGAGCGAAAGATTGAAGTGCGAATTATCAATAGAGGAAAATGGATAATAGAGGAAGGAGTTAGAGCATGAGCCGTAAAGGTAGACACCGTGGCTTCAGCCGCCGTCGAAAGATTGGTAGCAGCAAGCGTCGAGCAAGAAAACTCAATCGAATGAAGTGATTTTGGAGATTACAGATGAAATTCTGCAAGACTTGTGGTAATGTTATTCCAAAGATTCGTGTGGAAATTGTTCCGCACACAACCACCTGTGTTGGGTGTTCTACCGAATCAAAGCGTGTAGGGTTTATGGATTGGCATCACAAGACAGCACCAGAACTTGTCGTGGTTTCTGCGGATGACCGTGAGAATCTACGACGAGCACAGCGTGTAAACAGCAGGAGTCGCTAATGGGTATTCGCCATCTCGGGTATGCTTGCCAGAACCTCTCTCTTGAAGAGGGCAGGAAAAAGAAAGACAGAATTATGACTGACCGCACCTTGCGGCAGAGTGGTTTCTCTTTGGAGCGGGTTGGAGAAATTGCAGTCAAAAATTGCAATGATCTCCAGCCCATTTTGGATTGGAATCATAGTAATGATATCCGATTCTTCCGAATTGGGAGCGGAATCTTTCCTTTTATGGATCATCCCGAGATTGGCTATACCCTGAACGACCTCTCCACAGCCCACAGGGAAGCCATTACAGCCGCCCTGACCCGAGCAGGGGCGTTTGCCAAGTCCGTGGGGATGCGGCTCTCCTGCCATCCAGGTCCCTATACCTGCCTTGCCTCCCCCGATCCTAAAATCAAAGATAAGAGTATTCTATCTTTGAATATGCATTCCCTTATTTCTGATCTTTTAGGATACGGCGAGGAATTCGCTATCAACATCCATGTGGGAGGGGTATACGAGGGGAAGGATGCAACAGCCGAACGCTTCTGTGAGGCGTATACGGGCTTGGACGAAAAGGTAAAAGCCCGTCTTACCCTTGAGAACGATGACAAGGAATCCATGTGGTCAATGACCGATCTATATTCAAAGATATGGAAGCGGTGTGGAGTCAAACTGGTTTTGGATATCCACCACCACAGATTTTGTAAACAGGAATCTGTACAGGAAGCCGCCGACATGGCTTTCGAGAGTTGGCAGGGATTCTGCGAAATTCCAAAGATTCATTATTCCGAATCAAAACCTAATTCCCGACCCCAAGCCCATTCGGACTACATACAGGAACCCATTCCCGACCTTCGGGGTGATTACGATGTGATGATTGAGGCGAAGGCAAAGGATTTGGCTCTGCTAAATTACAGAAAATTGTGCAGAGACTGGAGAAGTGAAAATGTCGGATGACGGAAAAGAATTGTCAAAATGGGATTATCGTATCTTTAGAGGTCAGGACGGTTTTTACAGCATTGGTGAAGTGTACTATGATAGCGAAGATAATCCTGTAGGCTGGATTCAGGAAGGAATGGCTCCATGTGGAGATTCAGTTGAAGAACTGATATCTTGCCTAAAGTTGATGCTGAATGCCACAAATAAGCCTGTGTTTCAGCCGCCAAAGGAGAGCATAGATGACAGAAATAGAGATTGACGATCTGAAGAAAGAAAACATCGTTTTGAAAATGCAAAACGAAAGACTCAAGTACGACATGGAAAAACTTCAGAACATGATAAAGGATATTCTGATAATCCAAGTGAACGGTGGAGGTACAGATGAGCAAGCCCGAGATAGCGAAGGTGTTGCTGGAAACAATTCTTGAAAATCATGGATTTGTAAGATCTTGTCCTATTCAATACGACAAAGATACAAAGAAGTGGTTTTTTTGGAATGAGTCTGCTACCGAAAAAAGCAAAGATTACAACAGCCTTGAGGACGCTCTGTACGGTTTAGAGGAGTACTGCGAACTCCTTGACAATCAATTCAAAGGAACTAAAGAATGAGTGGATACCGACTACATATTGATATTCCCCTGTCAGGTGGAGAAGAAGAAGCCGTAAAGATTGGGGAAGAAATCATCAAATTGCTAAACATCAGACACAAAATGTCTGAAATGGGAGTGGAGCAGATTAATTATAGAGTGGGTCACGATGAAGACCGCCAAAAGAGCAATTACCTCATCAAGACTCCATCAGGTCATGTAAACAACAAGAAGTCGAGAATTTTGTTTTCAGAAGACTTGACAACAGCAGAGTAACGGGTATACTTACCTGTGTAATGAGTGATGCGCCGTGGGAGGTCTTGGTCATCTCAGTTCGACTTATAATCGAATAAGACTTGGTTCGAATCCAAGACGGCGTACTGAAGAAAGAGGAAAAAATGCGAAGTGATTACAGTATTAGATTTGGTCGAGTGAAGGTTTTACCCTATTACCCCTTTAAAGGAGGACAAATGATGAACGATCTGAAGAGTGAGAATGTTCTGAACTTTGTTGGTTTTGCTGCCACAGGCATCGCTGCCTATGCTGCATTCGATGACAAGTTCAAGATTGCAGGAGTTGCAGCGGGTGCTGGTATTCTCTGCTTCTATGGAGCCATCAAGGCTCTCAACGAACGCCTCCGTAAGGCTGAAGCCCGTGAAGAGCGTAGTGAAGTCTGGCGTGAGACTGATAACATCCATGTGCGTATTTCTGAACTTGAAGACAAGATTGCAAATTGTGTCTCCAAGAACACCTTTGATGATGTAGTGAAGGACATTCATCACAAGATTGACTCTACTCGGGATGACAACGGACGAGATATGGATGCTGTCTATCGCTATATCTCCGATGAGACTTCCCAAATTCATACCAGAATTGACAATTGCAGTTCTGAATGTATGACGGCTTGCTCTGGCAAGCGTAAGTAAGCGTATTTTACGAAAGGAGAAAAAATGAGTAAGAACGCTAATGAAGTGTGCCCCATCAATGGTGGCTGTGATAAGGTTTCGTGTTGGCTTGGTAAGGTTGGAGTGTCTCGGTCACTTCTTGTGACCCTTGCCCTTCTTCCATTCGCATGGAACGGAGTTTCCCTTATCAAGGATGGTGTGGTTTATGTTTGGAACGCAGTTGCAGGGGCTTTCTCTGCAATCGGTGCTGGCTAACTAAAGACTCACCAAAAGTCCCCGCTTCGGCGGGGCAATACGCCCTAATAGATTAACTGGCTAAATCCCCGCCCTTTCAAGGCGGTGAGTCGGGGTTCGAGTCCCCGTTAGGGTATTGAATTTACACAATCTTAATAAGACCGTGCCTAGATAAGCGCACGGAGGAACTAATGATAATCGAACTGGTAATTGCGGGAGCGGGTATTCTTTCATCTGCTGTTTTCTATAAACTTGGTCTTAAAAAGGGCAAAGAAGACGGCTATAAAGTTGGCTTGAGTCATGGAATGTTCAAAGCAAACGAACTCATCAATGAAAAGAAAGCCTTTGAAGATGGAAACAGAAACAGAAAGTCTTTTGAAGGAGTCAAGCATCGACTCAACCGTAGCCACCAAGAACCCGCTTGGATTGGCTGAAACACGAAATATCATAGACCACTATCACTACTGGAAGCATGAAGCGATCCTCACAGATCTTGACAAGAAGAGACACAACTTTACTGTTGTATGCTGTAATCTTGGCAATGATTTCAATATCGCAACTGTGATCCGTAATGCCAATGCATTCCTAGCAAAGGAAGTCTGGATTTACGGAAATAAACAGTGGGATCGTCGTGGTGCTGTTGGAACCCACCAGTATTCCCATATCAAGCACTTCAAGACTCTGAAAGAACTCCATGAGGCTATGGATGGTGTAGTTGATTCTGTTACAGTAGCCATTGATAATGTCCGAGATGCCGAGCCTATTGATGGGTTTAAGTGGGACAAGTGCAAGCACTATTTCATCATCATGGGACAGGAGCAAATTGGAATTCCGCAGGAAGTGCTTGACATCTCCGAGCATTGCCTGTATATTAGGCAGTATGGAAGTGTTCGGAGCCTCAATGTGGGAACAGCAAGCGGTATTGTCATGCAAGACTACTGCACTAAAACTCAAAGGTAATATAGGCCAAAGTAGCCCAAAGGCAGGAGGCAACTGACTCAAAATCAGTACAGTGTGGGTTCAAGTCCCACCTTTGGCATTGATACATATGGGAAAGGAGAACACAATGGATACATTCAAATCTTTCATTTCAGAAGCCAAACTCTCTAGGATCTTTCAGTACATCCAAGATGAGGACAAGGACTTTGGTATTGTTTCTTCTTTCCGTGGTCAGTACTCAAAGGAAGAGAACTTACAGCGTCACGCAGATCTAAAGAAGCAAGTTCGTGGAATGGGCTTGGGCTTTATTGAAATGAAGGGTGGCTATGTTGAAGGAGACACGGCTGTAGAGGAATTGAGCCTCTTTATCCCAAAGGTAAAGAAGGCACAGATTATACAGTTGGGAAAGGCTTTCGGACAGCACTCCGTAATGTTCAAGGATGGTGAACAATTTGTCTACATCGGAACTAATGAGGAGTCTGGTGTTGGGACCGTTCTTTCAAAGTTTAAGGCACAGGCAGGAAAAGACAATATCAACCTATCAAAGGAAGCGATCAAAGACTTCTACTCGCAGTTGAAGAAGGGTTCACATAAGGACAAGAAGTTTGTCTTCAATATGGAATCGTTTTCCCTGTACGAGCAGGAAGAGTGGAACTTTGCAAAGGCTGCTTATCTTAAGCGTGGACAGCAGCCACAGTGGGTTCAGATTATTTGAGTATGGCGGGGAGTGGCGCAGTTTGGTAGCGCATCTGCTTTGGGAGCAGAGGGCCGCAGGTTCAAATCCTGTCTCTCCGATTAACGATAGATCATGGAATAGTATCGTTCGCCAGAGAAAAGTATAGACGGATCAGTACTTCTGCCCGGAGCCGAAAGCATTAGTGCATTTGTTGATGCATTGCTATTTGTACTAATTGCTATTGCTCCTCCAGCACCCGCTCCTGCTGCCGCACCTATTTGTGCTGCTTGATTCTCGCCACGCAATTGTTGGTTTGCAGACATGATTCTATCCATAGCCATAGAAACATCCTGAAGAGTTTGAATCTGTGTGGCATCTAGAGATATAATCTGTTCAATTGTTTCTAATGCTGCCTCTGAATTTCCTAATTGACCAAATGCAGTTGCGATTGACTGTATAGCACTGGCGATCATGTTCAAAGCGGTTGCTGTTTGCATTAGTTGTCCGCTCACTTGAGCCAAACCAAAGAGTTGGTCTAGAACGCTGACTGTTCCCATTCCAAAGAATGAGGCAAATGCACTGGCAACCTGCGTTGCCGCTATCATGCCTGTTGCAATAGCCGTTGCTGTTCCAAATAGTATCAAAGAAGCAGATAGGGCGGCAATTCCAAATGCGGCAAGCACTAGCATTGGAGCCGTTGTTGCTATTGCTGTTAGCAGCGTACTCATTGCTTGAACAGATTCAGGATTAAGCAAATTCACAGCGAGTGCCATAGGAATCATTGCTGTTCCTAGCATAAGCATACCCAATCCTGCCAATGTGAGCAATGGTCCCATTATTGCCAATAGAGCAATTGGCGGAATAAGACTCATAAGTGCCCCTCCGAGTGCTGTAAGATTTCCCGCATTAACACTTCCTAAAAGCATTAATGACAGTGCAAAGGGCATAAGAGCAAGACCAAGAACTGCCAGTGCTGCTGCTCCTGCTACCATTATTGCTGCTTGTGGTCCAGAGACAAGAAGACCCAATATCGCAACAATACCCGATATAGCAAGTATCGCTCCTATAGCACCAAAAAGCGACCCTGTATCAATAGAACCCATAAGGTTAAATGCTAGAGCGGCAGGGATAAGGGCTACTCCAATTGCAGCCATTGCCATTGCTCCTTCTACTATTTGGGTTTTGAATTTACCAAATACAATTACTGCTGTTGCGACGATTCCGACAGCGGCAATCGCAGCAAGAAGACTAGTAACTGGAACAGAAGAAAGAGCAACAAGTGCTGTTGCAAATGGAGCCAAAGAGGTTCCAACACTGAGCATACCAAGCGCACCTTTGAATATATCCTTCGATGCAAATTTCTTTACACCTGTTGCAACACCAGAGAGTAATCCAATAATACCTTTTTTCTTTGGCATTCCCGCATCAGCAACACCTGGAACTACGGCTGCTCCGGCACCAGAAGGCTGCACTGAATCTTTCATTAAAGCCTTTCCTATGTCGGCCAATATTTTCTCTAGATGTATATCGTGGGTGTAGATAGATCCAGGATTCAGCCCTGCCTCTGCAAGTTTGCTCATATCTTGCGAACCCTGAGCAACAATATTTGCAGTTTCTGCTCCTGCCTGTGTTGCTTTTCTTCCTGCTTCGCTTTCTGTTCCCAAGAGGAAAGTTGCCATTCCTCCACCAAATTTATCCAATACACCAGAACGCTCTAGAAGAGCCATTCCTATGTTTGGAACTAGTTCAGCAAAGCCCTGTCCCTTGAAAAGAGCACCAATCAATCCACCTGTAAACGATTTCGATAGGATCTCTCCAGCAAAACCCTTTATCCCTGCTTTATACAAGCCAAGAGTTTCGCTTTGAAGTTTTTTATTGCTCTCAATTGCAGTGGCAAGATCTCGTTCTCTCTTTAAAAAGAGTTCTGCATTCTTGTTTCCCTCTGCTTCTAACTTTTTGCGCTGCTTGATTGTCATCTGTAAGAGTATTTCGTCTGCTCTTATGATGGCACTTGCTCTGGCCTGTGCTGCTTCTCGTTCGTAGTCTGTTCTGGCTATGAGGAAATCTTCTTGTGCAGATCGCATTCTCTGACGAGAGCGATCTTCTAGCGACATTTCTTCAACAAGTCTTGCTCTTAACTTTTCTAGTCTTTGGAGTTCTTCTTTATTTCCTTTTTCCTTCGCATCTTCCATCGCTCTGTCTAGAAGATAGATTTTTCTTTCAAAAAGACTTCTTTCTTCAAGAGACTTTCTTATAGTCATTCTTGTCCTGATCGCAGACCGATCCATGTAGGACATTGTTGCTTCCAAAATTTTCTGTGCTTCATTAGAAAGACCAGAACCACTCTTTGTCAATTGGGATGTTGCAAAGATTATCTTTTCTGTATTTTCTTGAAGGGCACGGTTATATCTTCCATATGCACCACCTAGTTCCTTTAATCTTGGTTTTGCTCTTTGAATGACAGTCTTTGAAAGAATATCCAGTTCTTGCCGGAATTCTCTCATTCTTGTTGCTTCAAAATTTCCCGGTAGTGGTGCAGCCATTTATTACCTTTTTCTTTTACTCATTGATTTCATCTTTGCGTTCTCTGCTTCCATGCGTTTATTTTCAGCCTCTACATGGTTTTTAAGCAGCGAAACATAGATGTCTCTCTCCCACGGCATCATATTTTCTATTTCTGTCAAACTGTATTTATGATGCTGCATCATTTGAAAATTCAAATTGTAATAATTTGTCAGGCTGTTGTGGGAGAGGCAGATGCGAAAAAATCTTCTATTCCTTGAAGGAGGAATTCCTTTTCAAACCCACAAGAAGGACACTTAAAGGGCACAAGTTTCTTTACTCTAGGCATCTCGGATACAAATTCAACAATTTTCTTGAAGGCTTCTGATGGAATAGACTCAATGTAATCTGATAACTCTTTTTCAGAGTATTCTTTAGGATTATAGACTGTATCTGCATCAAAAATCGTGTCTATGCATTTTGAAATGATCTTAAACATAAGAACAGGATCTGTTTCTTTGATTGATTTTTCACTCGAAATCCACTCCATTGATTCCATTGATGGATACACAAGTGTGACACCAATCTTATCTGTTATCATTACTTTATATGGAGTTTCTGTTCTCTTTGCATCTTGAACATTTATATCGGCTAGTTTCACCTTTAGTTTTCCAGAAACTGCACATTGTGGACAGGCAACAACAGGCTCTAGAGTCTCGCCAACAGATTTACCTCGGATCTGTATAAACAAATACTCTATGTCAAACATAGGCAGAGACTCTATTTTTATATCAGAGAATATACAGTTCTTTAAAATCTCTTTTAGAGCACGATTTTGTGCCTTTAAATCTCCTGCTTCCATAGCCAAAAGAAGAATCTTCTCCTCTTTTACCAGAAATGGCCTAAACACCACTTTTTGTCCGCTTGATGGAAGTTCAATTTCATATTTCGGAATTCCGATGACAGGTAAACCCATTCTATAGTCCTTTCGTTAATGGTTTTATAATGTATCTATTGCTTTAAACTGCTTGTACTCCGTATTCAGTCAGGAAGCAAGAAAATGTACAGGAGAATTTAACATACTCTCCACCCTCTGCTGCCATCTGTATACTCTGTAGATTCGTTGGGTACAGCCCTCTAACAATAACCGAAGGAATATCACGGGAGCCAAGTTTTATCACGCAATAGTTGCCTAGACAATAATCATCCCAATATCCAGTGGTCATTGTTCCTGCAAGATTGTAGTTTTTTGCTTGTGACTGCCAATCTTCTATTATTCGATACGGTGTGAGTTTTTCGTCCAAACGCCATGTTATTTCCATATCTTCAAATGTAATATCTGTTGCAATTTTTCTTATCAAAGAATTTGCTGTTCTAGAGTCGCTTGTCTGTATCGTTTTTCCTGGAATTGTTATGGCTTCAATGTGTTCATTCCATTCGTTAAGTCTGGATGCATTCTTTCCACTCCAAACAATAGAGTATTCGGATGTAAGAAAATAGTTTCCTGCTTTTCTTAAAGTTGTTACAATATCTGTTATCGACTTTGCCATATTATGCTCCCACCATTCCTAGTGAACGGATGAATTCTCTTATCTTTAGCCTTGTTTCTAGGAATACTCTCTTTTCTGTTGTTTTGACAAAATTTTCAAAAGGAAGAGCGACAGCATTGCCCCATTCGTTTGAAGGTATAAGTACAGGATTTCCGATAATCCTAGCAGGATCATATGACCTCAAACAAGGTAGACCCATTATTAATCGTACCGATTTGAGCATTTGGTAATCAATAATAAAATTTCCAACTCCTTTGGGTGGCATTTTCTCACCAAATCTTCTATTGCTGAATGACAACATTTTATCTACGAGTTCTGCTCTTAAATCTGGTTCCAAATAGTGTAGATTGATTCCTAAAATATTCCCAGAATCGTTTACACCAAGAGTAATAACAAGAGGAGTAAAGTCATAATATTCTAATTTAACACGAGTTCTCGGTGTATACATGAAGGCAAACATTCTTCCCTCTAATTCCAGATAGGTTTTTGATGCCTTTCTAGATCTAGCGTTGTCGATCATTGCTGTCAACAGGCTTTCCTCTTCGGGGACAATCATCTGTCCCCTTTCTATAGCCTGTATAAACCATTCCGCTGCACCTCTAGAAGATCCGCCCTTTAGATTTGTCTCTTTTAGAAGAATTTTGCTCATATCACGAAGCAAGTTTACACTCTTGCGTAAATCATAAACGATTTCGCCATTACCTTTAGAAACAATCTTTGTTCCGTATTCTGTTGTTTTGATATTTTTACGCATATCAGAATATATCATCTTCGGTAAGAATGATAAATTCCCATCCTCTCTCTTTGGCAAATGCTCTCGCCGCATCCCATTTTTCTTGATTCACAGCCCATGTTGCAGACTCATATATGTAGTTTCTTTTCTGATTTTTTGATGGATTTGGATTTATCTTTGGCTCACGGCATTGCTTTTTGGGTTTTATCTCTATAAGAGTTACCTTTTTCACTCCGTTGGCATCTTTGCTTTCGATAATAAAATCCACAAAATACTTGTGGATTTTTTGATCTATTGGTGATCTATATGGTATTGCAACCTCTTCTGATGCCCACTTT